GTTCTGCAAACACTATATTCTGCTGTTGCATTATTTCTAATACTTTTTTAGTATCAAATTCACCTGATAATGATCCAGTATCTATCATTGAAGGTATACTACCATTATTATGCAATTGCATTGCTATATTTATAGCAAATTGTTTAACATCTATTTCTACATTACTAGTTAGGTACATTATCTATTGTTTTAATTAGTTTAATCATGTATACTTGCTCATCTCCTTCTAATGTGAGTAGAGGAATTATTTTAGGCATATCAGTAGACTTATCTATAAACTTCTTATTAGTAAGTGAAGTAATATAATTAGATAATCCTGCTGGAGATAATGGCTTCTCTGGATTTACACTATTCATTACTATCTTCTTAGCAGTTGGTCCAAATCTAAACTGTGCAACATCACCTTCTAAAGCCATAAATGCAGCTAATACTTTAATCTCCATAGGTGTCATCTTAACCTCTACAGGAAACATACAGTTTATAATGGACAAATGTGTCTCATAAAAATCTATCTTACCTAGTCTTAAAACTTTCCTAATCTGCTTCATCTTAATTCGTTGAAGATAATATTACATCTCTATTATAACTTATTTCTGATGCACTAAACCACTTATCCATTATATATGCTCCACAAGTCAACTCATACATCACTTCATTCCTAGTACCACCATAAAAATAACCTGTAATCATTCTAGGTAACTGCTCTTTATCTGTTATTAAATATACTATATCATACAAGTGAAATTCTGCATAAAAACATATCTGTATTAAGTGTTCCTTATTTTCCATTTGAAAAAAATTTCAGATACAAATATAATCATTTTTAAGATTAAAATGTAAAAACTAAAAAATTTTCTAAATAAAAAAGAGGAAAGATTTCTCCTTCCTCTTTAACTTATTCAACCCAATATACTTATTTCACTACTGGTGTACCTGCACTGATATTTAAACTAGTAGCTACTTCAAGACTTTTCTTAACTGAAACAGTAAGAGTCTTTATAACAGCAAGGCTACTATCCATAATTAATATAGTAGACTGTCCTTCTTTAGTGGCAGTAACATCTGCACTACTTTTACTTGACAGTACTATATTAAGTACTTCATCATTGTCAGAAAACCACCTGTAATCTGTAGTAGTATCATCTGATATTAAACTAAATTTTTCATCTAGTACAACATCAAACCTATTAATGTCATATACTTTGACATTAGATAATAGAATATCTATCTGCATAGTATTTTAATTATTTACTAACTGGTGCATCAGATGTAAGTCCTAAGCTCTGAGCTTGTGCATTAGTAGTGGTTAAAGTAATAGTATCTTGAATATCAGTAACTCCAGGTCCAAGATCAGCATCGGCATCTACCATATAAATAGTATCAATACCATCTACTGCATCTGTAGAGATTAAAAAAGCTCCAAGACCATCAGCATCAGGCTCTATAGTACCATTACCTGATACTACTGACCATACTGGAACTCCATCTACTACAGCAGGTTTACCTGTAGCTGTTACTGGATTCAACTTTACGTGTACCTTTTCATCTGTGGTGATTGTTAAATTTAACATTGTTAAGGGGTTTTATTTGATTAATTAATTAATACTACAAATGTACAAAATATTATGCCAAACTATTTTTTTTGGATGGAATTTTTGTGATAGATGTTAAAAAAATTTTTTTGTAGGGATTGTGAGAACGTGAGTGTCCCCATCACACAGCCCCCTCTAATTTTCGAGATCAAAGTCCCCCCCACCTCAAAAGTGTAGGCAAACTCAAGTCTCCGACAGTATATAATATAGTGTGTTCATGGTGCTACTCATAAACTAGAGTAGTGATAGCACTGTGTTGGCAGATGAGACACATCTGCTGTACTGTCTCTATAATTATTATCACAATGCAATATGATTAACACAAGTGGTCATCAACAAATGATGTAGATTCACAGTGTTAATCTATTGTATTATGCATATAGCTCATCTCACAACCCCAACTAATTATTGACTAAACTTATCATCATGAAATATCTATTAGTATTAGTAGTAGTGATAGTAACACTGCTATCAATTAAGTATTATAACAATGAGAATGCACCTCACAAATGTCCATTTGATAAATGTCCTTACAAAGGTGTACATCTTAATGATGCAAAACAAGCTATTATTAACTATACTCATTGTAAAGAAGGGACAGATGCTTATCTAGTTGATCTAATACACTTTCAACATCCTAATTGGGATTATGAAATGGTAGAAGCAGAACTATTAAATAGATAGTAGTTTCCCTCTCAGCCCTATCTAATGATTGAACTAAACCTAAATACAATGTTAATTGATATATACAATGTACTGAAGTACTATGTTGATTTAAGTTTAAATGCACTTGAAGAAGTATTGTACCTTACACCGGGAGCAACTGGCTTTACCTTTGATGGTAGAGAGTATGGTACAACGACTGAAGAACTGCATAGAATAATGACCTACTGGAATAAAGTACTAAGAGGATAATTACACAAATAAAGGGGATAATACCCCTTTTCCTCTATCATGGTTATCTAACCTCACAGCCCTATCTAATGATTGCCAATATTGGTATATCATTAAAGTATAGGTTATGAAATTCAGAAAATGGCTAAAGGAGTTCTTCACATTTGATACTCCAACTAATCTCAACTGGAGGTTTTGGTAACTCAATAAACACAACTATTAATATGGTTGTGTTTATCTCATAGTCAATACTACCCTCACAGCCCTTACTAATGTTTGACAATATTGTCATATTCATTAATCACTAAATCACATTCAAATGCAAACAGAATCTCAAATTCCTGAAGTAGGTACAGTATCAGTAGTTACTACACCTGCAAAAGCTACATTTATGTCTATCAAAGACTTAAAGGCTAAACTTGGTATTGATACCATTGATATTGTAAAGAATCCGACTACAGGCAAGCTATTTGCTGTCACACCTGAGCATAATTTCAAGGTACAGTTGGATATTGACTTTACTAAACCAATGTCATTCCGTTATGATGATGATAACTTCTATGATGGCTGTATCTGTAATATTACAGTGAACACCGTAGCAGTAATATAACTGCAATGGGCACTACACTATAATGGTGTGGTGTCCATTTGTTTTATTCCTCATATCCTATGCATACACAAACATCATATTTCTTACTATAAGAGCTATTTTATACTTGGTAAATAGTATTTTTGTATGTATAAGGGTATGTAAGTGTAGTTCTAAGACTTAACGCATATTTTCAACACCTCTCAAAAGCATCTCAAATCCCTACATAACAAATAATTAATAGCCTTTTATTTAATCACACCAATAAAACATTCAATCATGTTACTATTAAGAAACAACAAACTATTTCGTATTAATACAAGTGAAGACCTAATACGCGACAACGACTTCAAAGCCATTAAGACATTAGAAATGCTCAAAGCTGAGAACAACAGACATGCCATAAGAGACACTGTCTATGTAATGGTATCTGATACAGACAGCAAAGATAGAGAGACTTATAACTTTAGGAGAATACAAAGTCCTTATAGTGATAACTCTGGTTTAAATCAAGGGCTTGTTGGTAGTTGTGAAACAAGAGGTAAAGCAGTTTATGAAGCAATTAGATATGGTTATAAAGTATACAATGGTGATATAGAAATAACTAATCAAATAACAGACATTTAATTACCATCAAAAGTATAAATATATCTAGTACTGATTAAGAATATGCAATATGACTAAATGGATAGGTACAGCCGAGTTTCACAAGGCATTAGGAAAAATAACTATTTCTAAGTAAGGGTGAAAGTAACCTTATATTCTTATAGTCAGTACTAGATATATCTATATTTACCTATGATATTATATCATCAGGTGTATAACCATACTCTATAGTAGGTATAGTATTTATAGTGCTATAACTTTTAATTGGTCTCTTATTAGTTATATGTTCTACACCTACTTTTACTTCATCCTCTAACATGTTAGCAGTAGTTGATAGTACACCAAATATATCACCTCTTCTAATATAAAGAGGATTGACTAAATATATATTTGTAGTCTCAGTCTTAGTTAATATATTTCTACCAATAAGACCAGCTATTGCACTTCTATATGTATTTTTCTTTTTAAGTTCAGGAGTACAATACCATAAACAGTTATACTCCTTCAACTCATCAGATATAATACCTATTAAATCCCATTCATACAAAGTAGATTGTCTATGTAGATCATGCACTGATATAACAATAGGTTGAGGTATTCTACTAGTTACATTACCAGTCTTAATTCTCTCATATCCAGAGCTAGTAATTGTATTACTATATATGTTATTATCAATAGCTTGTTCTCTCAATTTATGGATAGAAAAGACCAATTCATTATAGGTTGGAGATCGTTTTTTCATACCTCAAAGGTACAAAAATAGTTACCAGATAACTATTATTTGAGAAAATAGTTATTTAATAACACAAGAATTGGCTGAAAGCCGCTACCAGCAAGGGTTCATTTTTTTACCTCTTAATAAGAGACAAATTTCATACTTCAAACATTCAAAATGACAGAACATTATGACAACATTCATCAAGATGTACTGATACCTTACAGGTTAGTACCTGTTATTCCCCTACTCCCCTCACAGCCCCAACTAATTATTGCCAAGATTATTAAGTCATACAAGTAGCCCTTATTGACTTAGAAATAAATATCATTGTATTAATCATTACACTTAAATCAATTCATTATGTTACCAACAATTGTATTTGGACTAGCATTATTATTTACATGGATAGTAATAATAACTAATGTAAATGCTATGATTAACAAAGCAGAAGCTACTAATCTTGTATATTTAGTGTTAATAATTGCTATAGTATTATGGAGTTATCTATTTTATTTACTACATTAAAACCTAAACCATGTTAACAAATTGTAATAATGCAGCAGCAGCGGGAATACTTATAGGAATAACACTAAGTATACTCGCTTTGACTATATCATCTATGATACAAACATATCTTGAGAAAAGAAAGATAAAAAGAAGACATTTGTTAAGAGATAAAGTATTAGAAGCTATAAAGAGTGAATTAAAATCACATAATGTAAGACAATTTATTACTTCAAGTACTGTAATCTATTCACAAGTGGAGATAGATATAGCAAATAGAATAGTAAAGATAATAGAATAACAAATCACTACAAAAACATTCAATATGAAAAAGATAGCACAAGTACATATGTTACCTACTAATAAAGTAAGTTATATAGTAAAGCATACAAATGGTAGATTATATCCTTATAAAGCCAGTAAACGACATTTATATGAAGATTGCACTTATCAGTATTTGTATATTACTACATATGATGAAATAAAAGAGGGGGATAATATCCTTGAGGTAGCAACTCAAAGAGTAGGTAAATACCATTGTGATACTGTATATAAGACTCATAATTTAATAACAGAAGTAGCTTATCCTTATGGTACTCTTGAGTTCTTTAGAAAGATAGTAGCTTCTGATAACCCTGAATTATTAAATAAAGGAACAATAGAAGATTTCTATGCAGATGATAAGAAGTTCGCCCTTAATATATCAGATAAATTTGCTTATGATTATACATTATCTTATAATAAAGGTAATGTTATTAAAGAAGTAATGCTTGAATATGGAGAAACAAAAACAGCAGGAAGTAGGAGGTTAATGGAGAGTCCAGAAGGGTATAAGTATTATAATGTAGGTATTATTATAAAGACAGAACTAATTCATGATAGTAATGGTTCAGTAATTATTACTCCAGTTCCTGAATCTGTAAAGATAGAAAAGATGTATACAAGAGATGAAATGATGAAAGCTGCTGCTGATTATGCACTAGACTGTTTAAAACTAGACCAACAAGGTAAAGTAATACAGAATTATAAGGATTGGTTTGATAAACATTATCCTGAAAAGTAATTAAACTTAAACATTTGGTAAAGCCTGATAAGGAGATATTCAGTTAAATAAACTTACTGTAGTAGAGGCTATAGCTGATAAACCTTCTCTTGAACTACTACTCAAGATATGATAAGCCCCTGACCAAATGTTTTTCTTATTCAACCTAATTATTCATCATAAATTAATCACTATGTTAAAGTACAATCTAACAACATGCACAGAGAACAGAAAATCTACATCATTATTCACAGGTAATCCTACACATTCAAAAGTTCATGATCCATTAGATGATCTATTTGATGAAAAAGTAGAGTTATTTGATGATGATCTATTTGAAGAGAGACATTTAATGTCTCAAGCTCAATTTGATAGTAGACTAGAAAATTGGAATGATACTGAATTATAAAAACTTAAAGGTTAAACATTAAATACCTTTTCAGAAGCAATATCTGAATAAAGATAATAGGCGAAATCCTATACGTATTAGTCCCTTGAGAAAGAACTGGGTCAGTAGCTAATTGACAGAAGCTATTAATACGAATGAGTTCTCAGCTAGACCTAAACAGATTAGTTAGCATATAGTGTAGTGGATTAAGTTCCCAAGCACAAGTAATGCTGTAGGTGCTAAAATATATTATTAATCACTTAAAACAAATTAAAATGGAACTTAAAATCAATTTAGACATTACTCCAGAAAATGGAAAAATGGGAGCAGGACTAGGTATAGCCAGTGAAAGAGCACTTAGCTTAATAAAACAAGCAGCAGAAGCTACAGCTACATTTGCTTCTCGTGCTCATCCTCTAGTATCTATGATAGTTGATACAATAGGAGAAGAAGGAACTGAACAACAAAAAGAAGAGTTGAAAGAAGCATTTGGAGGTAAAGACCCTAAATATTTCAGAAATCCTCTCAATCTTTACAAAGAGATAGCAGCAATGTGTGACAATTTAGAAGAGTACACATTAGTGTTACCTATGGTAGAAAGAGTTATGAAAGAAGGCATAGCTGAAAAGAAGGTAACTGATAGTATGTTAGAACAAATATTAAACTAGTTAGCTAATACTGATAAATATGACTGAGGGAGCATATAAACAGTAAGGTAATTTTCTCAGAAATTACTTGGATAGACTTGAAGATTATAAACGTTGATTTATATGACGAGTTTCCAGATGTAGAAAACCTGTAAAGGAAGTACACATTGAAAAATAGCAATGCACCATAACTCACGTAGCATAAGCATCTTTAAGGTACAAGTAGGCGTAGTAGCCTTACCTCGATAAGATGTGAAACTACCTGATTGATATAGGAAGTATTAGGACTTGGAAACAAGCATCGAGAAAACTATGGAATCAGCTCCCAAGGGTGAGCAGTTGTAATAGTGAACTGCGATGACTACAGCAGTTAAAAATGTCTGGGAGGCAGCTATTACAATTGAGTGCAGAGGGATATTAAAAATAATCACTAAAAATTAAAAACAAAACATTTATGAAACAGTTTATTATCATATTTCTACTTATACTATTTATAATGCTTATAGGTAGTAGCGTACACGCACAAATGCAACCAACAATTGAGACAGGTTCATCAACAACAGATAATATAAAGTTGGAGATTGACCATAATGTAACAACCATCAAAAATCTTAATAATTATTCTGTAACGGTAACAATACATGGAACTGTAGAGACTAGTTTATCATTAGATAAACATGAACAGAAAGTTATTCACATGCTTCCAGATGCTAAATTTATAGAAGCTCAAGTTAATGGTAGTAAATGTGATTGTTGGGTACATTTAGTTACTTATTGTGGTACATTACCAATTATAGTATCAGATATTGTGTTTAAAAAAATAGGAGATCAACTACAAGTATCATTTGATGCATATAATAGTACACCGGGTAATAATACTTCTTTTTATCTTCAATATTTATCTGATAATGGATGGAAGTTAATAAAGCTAGATGTGCCTACAGTAGTAGGACTGAAACAACATTTTATCAAATCAATAAGTATACAATGAAAAAGATATTTTATTTACTACTATTAGTTCTTATAGTTATAGCTATCAGTTGTACTAAAGAACAAGTAAAACCAAATCAAGAAAATAAGATTATACAAGTTAGATTAGTAACAGTAGTTGATACTGATACTACTTACTATAATGTACAGTCTATAAAATAATTAAAGAAGCAGAGACAATTGGCTCTGATAATATAGTTAGAGTAGTTGCCTTGATTAGACACAGGTATTATCTACTAGTGATAATGATAAGGTTTTGCATAACGCAACTACTCTACTATATTATTCTAAAAATTTCTAATCTAGTAGTTTCAAAGACTACAAACTTAACCATGCAGTGCTTAATAGCACAGTTAGATTTAAGTTAGATTTGATGACATTGGTAGATTGTTACACACAAAGTCCGTTTACAGATAGGATGAGTATGCTACCGATGTAAAAACCATAGATTAATCACTATTATCAACATTAAAAACATTCAAAATGAAAAGGTTAAAATTAATCATTCTACGTGATTTAGATATATCTAAATATCTAGCTCATCATTTGGTAGGTAGCCATCACACCAATGTACACAGAAAAGCTATAGGCGTATGCTTAATACTAATAGGTACTATAATAGCTGAAATACATCTTATAGATGTAACAGTTATAGAGGTAGTACAAGAAGCATTTGGATTTAGCTTACATGGTGTAGGACTAATACCATTCATCTCTGGAATAGAAGAAAAAGAATTTTAAATAAATTAAAATATTCAAAATGAAAATCAAAGTATTAAACGATGATCCTTATGAAAGTGTCATTGAAAATTATTTATCATCTACATTTAATAAGGTTATTACTCCAAGTGACAAGAACCTATTAAATATTCTCACTACTATACTGGTAGGTGATAAGAATATAAGATTAGGTTCTGTTCCAGAGATTGAAAATCTAGTAGAGATAAGGAAAGTAATTAGTGATAGTATTGATAAAAATATTCCTATTCCTATATTAACAGCATGGGGAGGTAGAAAAACTATTGCAACTGAACTAGTTGATACTGCTGAATTATCAGCAATACATCAATTATTAAGATTAGATAGTTGTGTTAAAGTATATTATCCTAAAGGTATTCTTGTTCATATTAGAATAGAGGACACAGGAGCTTATTGGTTATATAGAGGCAATAGTCCTACAGTAAACATAAAAAGTATAAATAAATACTCTGCTGATTTTGCTACATTAGTAGAAACATTTAGAGGAGATAGCTTTATTACACCAATTAGAGAAAGTATATTAATGGATACTAATGAGTATTTTAGTTTATCTAAAAGATATTCAAATGTATTATTACCAGTAATAAGCACAAGAATGTTAGATTATAATGCTCCATTATCTACAGAGTCTAAAAGAAAATTAGAATCTATAGACTGGCAAGGAGATATACCTTCTGAACAAATAACTCATTACTTAAATACATATTCTAGATTGTATCCAGATGATACTATAGAGAGTAATGTTATTAAGTTAGCTGATTATTTAGGAGGAGCTAAAGCTAGATATGTATTGGAAGGTAGAGCAGCACCAGCAGATAAATACATAGGTATTTCATTTGTACCACCAATTCCGGGAGCACCAAGTAGTATATTTAATACTACTTTATATTATAGAACTATACCAGCATCAGATGGTAGAACTCATATAGCACCTTGGAGAGCTAAAGGTTATTTGGAAATAAGTAGAGACAGTGTAAAAGCTAAGTTAACGCATTGGAGTAATATAGATATACTAAGCCAATTAAATAAAGCTAGTGTGTCAGTTAATGATATAATTGTTAATACAGATTATATAGTAAAAGATTAATCACTAAAAATTATTAAAAATATGACACAACCAGACAAGAATATCAATAGGATATTAGTAAAGACTCCAAATGAAAAAATTATTCTTCATACTCTTAAAAAAGAAGTAGTAAATACAACATTTACTATCAATATTAAGAGTTTTAAACAGCTTAAACATGAAAAGAGTTTATCACATAGTCTTTAAAGAGCATGAAAAAGATCACATGAGTAAAGGTAAGAATTATACTGCTAAAGATATAGTAGCTGCTTATGGTAAATGGTTAACAGATACCACTCCAGATGCAGTATTTATAGCAATGTATGATTTGAATGCATTAGCTGATATAAAAGGAGGAACACAAGTAGAAGTGAAGCAAGAAGAGGATATAGACGGTAGTATCCTTTATTAAAAATAGTAGTGATTAATAACAACAACAGCCAACTAGTAGTTTTTGAATGTGCTACGAAATTGGCTGTTTTTATATAGCATTAGCTCATTAGTAGAGCATTAGAGTCAACAATAGCGCTAGTACTCTAAAGGAAGTGGTTCGAGTCCACTATGCTATTCTAAATTATAATTTAAACATTTATTTCAAACAGTTAAAAAAGAACAATTATTATGGACACAAACGTTGTTACACCAACAGGTGTAAGAAAAGAAGTATCTAAGTCTGCTGTAACATTTAGTGGTATATCCACAGTAGAGTTTCAGAAGAAAGGTACAAAGAGGGTTGAACTTCGTCAGAAGGTAACAACCAAGTCATTTTATCCAACTATTAAGTTGGAATCCAATATGCAGAATAGTTTATTCACACCGGAAGAATCAGGAATTGAAGCAAGTGAATTTACAAGCGAAGAAAACCGGGTAGCTTGGGTTGATGTAAAAGAAACCATGTCAGAAGCTGAGATTGTAGCTCGTATAGCTGCTGACAGTACAAATGGTAGTACAATCTACAGAGTTCTAAAGAGTTCTCCTATTATTGATGAAAATCAACAGTATGCAATTAACCAAGGACTTAGAGATAAAGACCATTATGCAAATGCACAGGTAGTTCGTTTTCCTGAAAACAACAAAACTGTCGCTGAGGGTACTGCAAATAAGATAATTAAGGATGCTAATGGTAATCCTCAATATCGTAGAACTTTCTATTGGAAAACTCCACATGCAGATGTAGATGCAAGAGATGTTAATGATGTATATTTGTCACCTGAGATTGCATTAGAATTGCAAGGTGCTTCTGCATTATTGGGACAAACTATTGGATAAGGTAGAATTGGTAAGGTTGAGTAGGTAAGGAAAAGTAAGTTTCATATTTATATGGGGCTTACTTTTTTCTTTACATTACTATTTTTAACTATAAAAATAAGAAAAAAATGTTAATTACAATTGGAATTGTAGTATCTTTGGTTATAAATATAATTTGTTTAATTTATATTTTTAGCTACAATAAGAGAATCAAAAGGTTGGAAAAGGATACGATAAGAAAAATAGAAGACTTGAAGTGGGAAGTAGACAGGTATATTTTTATAATAGGTGATAATCTAAGAGGTAGTTTAGATTCAGTAAATGAGTCAAATAAAAATATTAGTGAGATATTAAACAAGTTATAATGTTATTAGAAGATCAACAAAGAGCATTTGATGAAATAATAGCATTAATCAAAGCTGGACACAGAAGAATAAGACTAATAGGTAGTGCAGGTGTAGGAAAAACTGTGCTAGCCTCTGAATTAGTAAGTTATATTTGTAGAGATAAGACCATTAATCCCAACTTTAATAATGGTAAAGTGTATGTAACTGCTCCAACTAATAAAGCTCTATCTATTTTACAGAATAAAATAAATGCTCCTGTTGACTTTAAAACGATCCATTCTGCCCTTAAAATGTATAAAGTAACTAATGGTAAGTCAGGACAAAAATATTTTGTAAAAGGAAAAAAAGCCAATAATGATTTCAGTTTTGCTAAAGCATGTGTAATAGATGAATGCTCTATGCTTAATAGTGACTTTGTAGGAGGTAATGAAAATGTACCTAAAGCATATTTAGATGACTATCCATTTCCTATTATATATATAGGTGATGATAAACAATTACCACCAGTAGGAGAAGCTAATAGTCCAGTATTTATACAAGACTATCCAGAAGTAAGGCTTACACAAATAGTAAGGCAAGGAGCAGGAAATCCTATTATAGATTTATCTAGAGATTTAGATATGATATATTTCAAGACTCCAAGTATTATAGATGGTAAAGGTTATATATATAGCGACAATAGAGAAGCTATGATAAATGATTTAGCAGAGGTTAATGGCACAGATGATTTAAAATATCTAGCTTATACAAATATGGTAGTAGATTCTATTAACCAATTAGTGAGGCAAAAAAGATACGGTAATCCTAAGAAAATAGAAAAGGATGAAACCATAGTATTTAATTCTCCCTATGGATCATTTTATACTAACAAAGAAGTAAAAGTAGAGCAATTAGATACTATAGCATCAGATATTACTATTCCAACAGAGAAAACTAGATTTACTGATGATGGACCAATGGGTAGAGTAGATACAATCAAGATGAAATATTATAGAATAAATGATGCTATTAATATAGTACATGAAAGTTCTGAACAGGTATATAAGATTGTACTATCTTCTATTAATGAAAACTGTAAAAAATATGGATGGGATTATAGAGGTAGAGATTTACTAATTGACCAATTTGCTGACATCAAATACAATCATGCTATAACTATTCATAAGTCTCAAGGTTCTACTTATAAAGAAGCAATAATTAATATTGGAAACATAGGATTTAATAAAGACCTAGTAGAAAGACAGAAGATGTTATATACAGCAGTTACACGAGCTTCTGATTTAGTAATATTAAATAATGTAAAATAGAAATAAAATATGAAGATAAAATCATTTAAAGTTAAAGACTTCTCAGAAGATACTAATAAATGTCCAGTAGATGTACCTACAGGATCAATATACAGAGATATGAAAATATTTCATGATGGTATATATGCATTCTTTGAAGTACCTGAATTAACTCTTAATTCTACACAAAGACATACTTATGTATTTATCACTAAAGATGAATCTGTTCCAGAGAATAGTACATTTATTACTATCTTAGATGCTATAGTAGAAATACCAGCCAAAGAGGGAGAACCACCACAGCAAGCAATACAAATAATACCAATTTATAAATTAAACTAATCATGAAAGTAAAGATAAAATCATTTGCTATAAAAGAGAATGATATATTTAATATACCTATAGTTGTACAAAGTGATGATTATATACACTTACCTCTTGAATATGAAGATAGTCTTGAAGCTATTATTAAAAATAGCCCTGTATTAGGTAATAGAATACTCTTAGCACTAAAAGAAGTAATAGAAGCTATAGATTTTAAAAAAGAAAAGGGTAAAAGTGTAATGTTTAAAATAGAAACTGCAAATGGTATTTGTGATTGTTGGACAGATTTAATAGATGAATATAAAGAGGAGAAAACTACAGAAAAGAAAGTTAAAAAGAAGAAATTTACTACTATAAGAATTAAAATCAAAATTAAATTTAGGTAATGAAAGCAAGATTAGTAGATGTTGATGGTAAAGATACTATCATAGAACCAAAGAATGGTACAGATTTTAGTTTATCAGAATTATATAAGTTAATAGAATGTGAACTGGTAGAGGTAGTTACTTTACAGTCTGGTAAATATATGATTATGGATGAAGAGGGTAAGTTAAAAGGTAAAGCTATTAATAAATTAGCTAGTTCTATGTATAAACCTTATGAGGATATAGTAGGTAAGGTAGTAATATGTGAAAGAAGTATGTTTAAATAATTATAAACTCTGTTCTTTAAGCAGTTAGTTTTGAGGGAAGTTCTCCTGTTCTCTACAGGGGAACTCTATAGGGGGATAGCTCAGTTGGCTAGAGCAACTATTATACAATATGAATCCGGTAATTTGGCATGTGAAAAGACTAGAAAAGTAGCATACATCGCAAAGATTTGAGTATAAAAGGGTCAGTAGTTCGAGTCTACTTCCCCCTACAAACATCTACAGTAACTGTTAATAGCTTTCTCGTAATAATACTTATTTCTATAAGTATTGTGGTTTAGTGTAGATGTACCATATTTAATAATAATTAAAACTAAAAATTATGTAAACAAAAATCAGAATTAATGTAACTAAGGAGATTATAGAAAGATCAAAATATTGTGGAACACCTAAAGGGATCAAAAACAGATTTAGTAGAATTAAAATATCAACGAATATAGTAGATAAAGAAGTTGGGTCTAACTGTGCTGTAGCTATGGCTATATGGGATGTAATACCTAATGTGTGGATAGGTAGAAATAACATAACATTTCGTACACCAAATTGTAGAGAGTATATAACCCCTATACCTATTGAAGCTACTGATTTTATAACAAAGTTTGATAGATCAACTATTGGACTTAGAAGTAATCTAAAGCCTATATCTTTTGAGATAGATGTACCAGATGAAGTAATAGATTCTATATCTATAGAAGAGATTACTAGGAGATTAGAACAGCAACCTATTAAATCTGTAGAATTAGTATGAGAAACGGACTAAATAGAGGTAGAGGACCAAGAGTTAATAAGGGTAATAGAAAAGAAGCATGGAGTGATAGAGTATTAGAGATACTTAAAACCAAGAAGAATATAACTCCAGCAGCCCTGAAAGATTTTCTTACAGAAAAATATGCTGTAAAGCCAGAGAATGTAAAAAAAGTAAGAACTCATATAGGATATGCTTTAAATAGTCTAGTAAGCAAAGATAAGATAGTTATAGAAAGAACTACTTATAGAAAATTAATTAGATTAAAATAATAAGATATGATATATAGTGTATTTGATTTGGAAGCTGATGGTTTAATAGAAGGAGTTACTAAAATACACTGTTTATGTTATAGAAAATTTGATAATGGTGTATTAATAAAGGAAGGTAAGCTAATAAACTATAAGGATATGATTGATTTCCTATTAGGTGAACATATACTAATAGGGCATAAAATAGTTACTTATGATATTCCAGTAATAGAAAAGATATTAAATATTAAAGTAACTGCTAGGCTAATAGATACTTTAGGAGTATCTTGGTATCTATATCCTGAGAGACTTGTACATGGTTTAGATGAATGGGGATATGAATTTGGTATACAAAAACCACCTATTAATGATTGGCATAATTTACCAGTAGAAGATTATGTATTTAGATGTAGTGAGGATGTAAGAATAAACGTAAAACTATGGGATGAAGAGCTTATCTACTTAAAGAAAATATATAATGATAACAATGCTTTAGATAGATTTCTTAGATATATTTCATTTAAACTTGATTGTGCAAGAGAGCAGGAAGAAGTTAAGTGGAAATTAGATAAGGATAAATGTGAAAGTAACTTAAAAATTTTATCAGGTTTATATGATGAGAAAATAGTCAAGCTATCAGCTATAATGCCTAAGCACATAACTTATAAGAAAAAGGATAGACCAAAAGTTATGCTAAAGAAGGACGGCTCTGTCTCTAAGTTGGGAGAGGATTGGTTCAAGTTGCTTAAAGAGATGGGATTGCCAGAATATCATAATGGTACTTTAAAATTAGTGGATAAAATAGAACCGGGTAATCCCGGCTCTCATCCTCAATTGAAAGAATGGTTATTTTCATTGGGATGGATACCTACTACATTTAAGTATGTAAAAGATAAAAATACTCCTTATAGTAAAGATACTCCACCTAGAAAAGTACCACAACTACAGAGTGATGATAATGATGAGGGATTATGTGATAGTGTAAAAGCTTTGTTTGAGAAAGAACCTAGATTAGAAGAATTAGATAGTCTATTCCTGATTAGAAGTAGGATAAGTACACTAAAAGGATTTCTAGAGTCTATAGATAGTGATAACTTTCTTAAAGCAGAGATTAATGGACTGACTAATACTCTCAGAATGCAACATAGGAAACCTATAGCTAATTTAGCTGGTATACCTAAGAAGTATTGGGAGATGGTTAGAGAGTGTCTAATAACCAGAGATGAAGACCATATATTATGTGGTTCAGATATGTCAGGTTTAGAGGATAGTACTAAGAGACATTATATGTATTTCTACGATCCTATTTATGTAAAGGAAATGATGCAGGAAGGATTTGATCCTCATTTAGATATAGCAGTTAGAGCAGGTCTACTTACTAAGGAAGAGGTAACTTTTTATAAAGAACTTAATAAGGAAACAACTAGTCCAGAAAATTGGGAAAAATATAAGAAGATTAAAGGTGTTAGACTTAAAGCTAAGAAGACGAATTTTGCTGCTGTATATGGTGCAGGTGGACCAAAAATAGCTATTACTGCTAATGTTCCACTTGAAGAGGGTAATCTATTTCATAAAACATATTGGGATAGAAATAAAGCTGTAAAAGAAGTAGCTAATAATAGTATAGTTAGGATCATATTTAGAAATGGAGTGATAAAAGAGTTTTTAGGAGAAGATGTACTAAAATTAAAAGGAGATACACTAATGAAATTCATGGGTAAGGTACAAAGTATATGGCTTTATAATCCAGTTTCCCAGTTTTATTATAGTCTAAGATATTTTAAAGATATATTTTCAACTCTTAATCAGGGTACAGGAGTATACTGTTTTGATATGTGGACTAAATATTGTAGGGAACAAGGATATAAAATATGTATGCAATATCATGATGAGCATGTAGGAGATATATTAAAGACAGAACAAGAGAAAACTAAACAGATACTTACTAATGCCATTAATAAGGTAAATGAAGTATTAAAATTAAATATTAAACTAGGCATAAGTACAGAGTTTGGAAATAACTATGCTGCAATACATTAAATATGTTTGAAAACCTATTAACTGGTCCAATATGTATTGTATATACTAAAGAGGATAGAAATTTTCACTTCAAAGAGATAGATAGAAATGGTTTTCATCCCATACTAGAAATAAAGGAAGGAGAGTTATTTGAAGAGATAAAACTATCAATACCTAGAGGTAAAAAACTTCAAAGTATAATATTGTGTATTGGATATAAAAATTTATATAAGGAATGAGCAAAAAAATATATTTGGACAACATATATAAGATTATCAGTGTTGGTAATACTTCTAGTGTACAAGTATATGCTAATGACATAGTTATACAGAGAGAAATACTTAATGATATATTAACATCAGAAGAAAACTATGAATTAACTTCTAATATTAAAAATAGAATACAGTATGAAGCTAATATCTCATTTGCAGGTTGCAAAAGAGGAATAGTAGTAGGGGCAACTGGAGTAGGTAAAACTAAGATAGCTGTTGATAAGATGAATAGTATATTAAAAGCTAATCCTGATCCAAAATTTGTAGTAGTTGTTCCTACACAGAAACTGAGAGATATAGGATGGAAGGAAGAAGTATTAAAATGGGCTGGTGAAGAATTATGGAGTAAGATTAAACCTATATGTTATGATTCTTTACATACAATTAAAAATGAGAAGATAGATGCTGCTATATTTGATGAATGTCATAACTTTACAGAAAGTTCTATACAGTTTTTAACAGATAACAATGTAGCTAGAACCATGTCTCTAACAGCTACTTATCCTAGTAATATGATAAGGGCTAAATTGATTCATAAATATTTAGGTGAAGTTAAATACAGAATAGATACTGATACAGCAGTTAAATTAGGAATAGTTTCTCCATATAGGTTAATTATAGTTAATATACCATTAGATAGAGTAAATAAATATGTGAAAGCTGGTAGTAAGGATAAACCTTTCTTTACTACAGAATATGGTAACTATAGTTATCTAAATACTGTATGTGAAAATAGACCTAGTAAATTTTCCTATTTAAAAAGAATGAGATTTATATATAATCTTAGGAGTAAAATGCTAGCTACTAGATGGTTACTTGATAATATAATACCTAATGATATTAGAACTTTAATATTTGCTGGTAGTAAGGATCAAGCAGATGGTTTATGTTTCTATACATATTATTCTAAGCCTACTAAGAAAGGTAAAACTACAGTACAATATGAAAAGAAGTTAGCAGCTTATCAAGGTAAAAACAGCCTGAATCTATTTTTAGAAGAAAAAATAAATAGACTAGCCTGTGTAGAAGCTCTAAATGAGGGAGAAAATATACCTAATGTAGATTGTGGATTGGCACAGCAAATAACTTCTGATGAATTAGATTTAGTACAGAGGATAGGTAGGTGTATTAGATATAGAGTGGGTCATACAGGGACTATTATTATAGTATGCTCTAATGAAACTGTAGATAAACAGTGGGTGAGAAAAGCTACAGCTAATCTTACTATGGATATTAAGGAAATAGACCTTAAAGATTTAACAGAAGGAAAAGAAGTAATCACATTTTAAATACTAAATTATGTATATAGTAATAGAAAAAGGTACAACAGGTACTTGGGAATATGCATCTATAGTTATTGATGAGAATGGTAATAATAAAATATTTAATACTATAGAAGAAGCCCAAATAGAAGCTGATGATTGTCAAGACGGTATAGTAATAGGAGATAATATAATATTTGAAGAACTACAAGATGTAATAACTTAAAATTAAAAATATGGAAAACATAGAGAAAATACCATTGTCTAAAGATTGGTCAATGAAGAGTAGTCAAATATTAAGGACTACTTATAACAGAACAGAGAGAGAGATGATTGTACAATTTAAAACAGCTATTTGGGCTTATAGTGCTGTATCATTAGAAGTATGGAAAGAATCTCTAGAAGCAGAATCTATAGGTAAGTTTGTAAATACCAAAATTAAACCTAATCACGCAGCAAGAAAAATTAGTTAATATGAAACTGAAAGTAGTAGATGCAAAATGTCATGGAGGTTTAGAAAAGGCTCTAGGTGTATCAGAAGAAAAAATGTCTATAATATCTTACAAAATGGATGAAATGGTAAAAGATTTTATAGAAAGGGGTAGTAAAGGTGAATCTATTTTTTCTTCTGAGACATTTAGTTATATAGCTAGTATATGTGATAATTTAGAAGAATATACTGTTGCTGTATTATCACACACTAGTTTTATGAAGTTAGCTTATGATTTAGATTATTGTCCAGTTAAAATAATAAAAGATGGAGATAAACAGAGCAATACAAAGAATACTTAAAGAGAGTAATATAAATATACAAAGTGGTACTTTAGTATTGCTTGGTATATACTATGGACTAAATGTAGATGAGGTCTGTCCAGAAGAGATAATTAAAGCAATTAATATTACTAAGATAGTAGAGAAAGACTATAGGACTGGAGCATTGAAATGGAATGTAGCTTTGTTTGCTGGACAGGAGTTAGAATGGGATTGGGTACTAACTAAGTATAATGATATGTGGAAAAAGACTCCAGATAGAAAAGATAATGATAGAGATGTATTAAAGAGAATGCAGAAGTTCTTCTCTATGTATCCTCAATATAGAAAAGAAGATGTAAGAAATGCTACTGTAGCTTATCATAGGTCAGTAAATAATCCTCAATATCTAAAATCTTCTGCTAAATTTATATTTGAAGGTATAGGAGCAATGCAAAAATCTATGTTATTAACTTGGTGTGAGAAAGTAACTAAGAACGATAGAGATCATTATCAAGTAGGTAAAATTGTAAAATAAAACTATGAGTAATTTTATAACAGTATTTAAGGAAGGTAAAGCAGGTAGAAATGCTGGTTTAACTACTGGTATAACAGCTTTAGATATGGCTACCAGAGGAATCCAAAAGAAGACTAGTATAGGTTTAGTTGCTGCTCAGAAAGTAGGTAAATGTTTAGGTTTAGGTACTAAAGTAGTAATGTATGACCTGACTCTAAAAAAAGTCGAAGAGTTAGTTGTAGGAGATATTTTACTAGGATTAGATGGAAAGCCAAATAAAGTTATATCTACTACTACAGGAGAGGAAATGATGTATTGGGTAAATCAAACTAAAGCTATGTCATATAGAGTCAATGAATCTCATATACTTAGTATTAAAAGCAATACAGATAAAGTACATAATATATCTCTATTAGACTTTTTAAACCTCCCTTGGAGGGAAAGAACGAGACAAAGTTACGGATATAAGTCTGCTATTATTAAACAGAAAGTATCTGTACCATTAGACCCTTATTTTTTAGGTATATGGTTAGGAGATGGAGCTTCAGCAGATGGCAGTATAACTACTACAGATGAGGAAGTAATTAGATGGTTAAATGAATATAGTATTCAGAATGGATATATATTTAAACTAAGAAGTACTGGTAGTATTGAATATAGCTTGAAATCTAGAAAAGAATGTACTCTAACTGTAAATAACATTACTACTAAATATGAAAGTTTAAGTAAAATAGCAAAAGTTATAGGTGTATTACCAGAATATTTATCTAGAGCAATAGTAAAGCAAGGTTTTTATGAAAAAGACGGAAATAGAGTAGAGAGGTTCCAAGCTAGTTTACCTATTATTAGTATATTATCAAAGGTAGGAGTATTGTATAATAAACATATACCTAAAGATTATATTAATAATAGTGAGGATATTAGGTTAAGTTTGTTAGCAGGTCTTATAGATAGTGATGGTAATTTAATTCACAACCTTACTTCTTACGAAATTACACAAAAAAGTAAACAACTAGCTACTGATATTATATTACTAGCTAATAGTCTAGGATTTAATACTATTATAAGTGACAAAATAGCTAGTATGAAAAGGAAAGACGGTAGTTACTATAAATGCAAAGTCTATAGGATAAGAATTAAAGGGAATGTAGCTAGGATTCCAGTAAAGATTCAAAGAAAGAAAGCAAAGTCCCTAATTAAGAATTATAATAGTAAGTTAACTATAGTTAAAGACAAAGTGGATATTTATTATGGATTTACATTGGAGAACGAAGATAGAAGGTTTTATTTAGAAGATTTTACAGTTACTCATAATACTACGATGGCAGATTTCTGTTATATTATATCTCCATATTTACAAATGTTAAAAGAAAACAGGTTAGATGATATTAACTGGATATGTTATTCTTTTGAGATAGATAGAGTAAGTAAGGAATATAAAGTAGCTGCTTTCTTTATGGCACATGATTTTGGAGTTTATACTATTACATATAAAGATAAGGTATATGAAATGTGTCAGGATTACTTAGAAGGAAAATTACTACATAGAATAGATGTAGATAGTTTTGAGATAATTCAGGTAACAAAAGAACATGAAGAAATGCTTAAAATTATCTATACTACTAGAATAATACCTATGTTTGGAGAATTTGATAGTAATAATAGAAAGATAAGTAGTGGTAAGATAGAGTATATAGAGCAGATAGAAAATCCTACTGTTATGTATAAACATTTAATGGCTTATGCAAGAAAGAATGGAGAATTTGTACATGAAACTTATGATGCTGTAGATGATTCAGGTAAGATAGCAAAGAAGAGTAGAGTAATAGGATATAAAGAAAATAATCCTAGGCTATTTACTATCGTAATTGTAGATCATATTCGTAAAGTAGGAGAAGAAAGGAACTTTACTATGAAGCAGAAAATAGATAAGTGGTTAGAATATTCTACTATTCTGAGAAATCTATGTTTATTTACTATGATTAATATATGCCACAGTAATAGGGGTATTGTTAATGTAGAAAGACTAAAGTTTGCAGGAGAATTTATATATCCTACTAGTGATGATGTGAAAGATACAGGTAACTTAGGAGAAGAAAGTACCTTATTAATAACTATGTTTAATCCTAATGATGAAAAGTATAATCTCTTGAAGCATTTTGGAGTGGAAGTAAAGAATTATCCTAAGTATAGAAGTATACATATAGCAGATGCTAGATATGTAGAATGTCCTCAGCATATACAGACAAGGATGCTAGGAGGAGTAAATATGTTTTTACCTTTAGAAGATTTTTAATATGGACAATAAAATAAAAGTAACAGGTAATGCCATTTCAAAAAAGTTTTATTGGGATAATGGAGCATATTTAGGGTGTACTACATTGGATATAGATGGCTACTATTATTTTAATACTAATGTTAATGGTAATTGGTCAGCTTATGCATTGAGGTGTATAGCAGAAAAACTAGATGAATTGAATAAGGATTGGGATGAAAAAGTTAAGCAAAACTTAAATAAAATAGTATGATAAGAAGAACATTAAAATTAATAGGTTGTTTGTTACTTGTTGCAATAATTCCATATCGTGCATTTATTATAGCTGATAGAATAGCTCCAATAGGTAATGATATGCCAATATTTGCAATGTGGGGAATGGGATTAGTAGTAATGGTAGCTACTGCTATAGTAGGACTTTTTATATATCTACTGGTTAGAGCAGCTTATGACTATATAGTACATGGAAAATAAAAATAAAAACAAAATATGATAAAATCAATAGTAATAGACACATTAACTGCCATTCAAACTAATCAATGGATGGAAGATTCAAAAAAGCCGGGACATGACCAATGGATGGATTATGGTAAGAAGATATATGAACTTGTACATGACATACAAGAAAGAGGTTTTGAAGCAATTATGATACTTGGAGAACCGGGTACTGGCAAAAGTAGTGGTATGAGAACCTTAGAGCATGAAACTAATATATGGTATAATGCAGATGAAAAGAATCCTGTATGGGAAGGTGGTAGATTGGAGTATGGAAAGAAAAATAATCCTACAAAGTTCCATAGGCTTCCAAAAAGCTATAAAGATATTATTAATCACATTGATCTGGTTTTAGGCGCTAAAGGATTTACTGATGACAGATATGCTTTCATTTTGGGACATACAGAAACTTATAAGGTTGGTAATGATACCAAGGAAAGATTAAAAACTTTGGGAAAAATAGCCACTAAAATGCAATTAGAGGGCAAAATGGAGACTGTTATGTATAGCAGAGTGGAAATGGATGGGGGGAAACCTTCTTTTATTTTAGAGACCCAAAACAATGGTTTTAATACAGCTAGAAGCCATCAGAATATGTTTGAAGGAAAAATACCCAATGACTATGGTATGATAATAGAAAAACTTTCAGAATTTTAAGAAATAAAAGTATAAGTTTGATGTATGTAATCAAAAATGTACTATCTTTGTACTAACAAACTATCACAATAATTTACAAACAATTAAAACAACAGAAAAATGGCAGACGAAACAGTAAAAGAAAAACCAGTATTTACAATTCCTCAGATCAAAGAAGATTTGAAGAATGGTTTAGCAAGATTTCCTGATAAGGAAAATCCCGGAAAGGCTAATATTCAGGAAAAATATGGTCTTCGTAGAGTAGACGTAGTTACTCTGTTTAAAACAGAAGGACTTAAAGGTCTTAAAACACATACTTCTAGGAAAACTTCTAGTGGTAAGAGCAGGGCTACTATTGGATTCATATTACAAGATGAAAATGGTAATGATATTACACCCGTTCCAAAATCAGCTACACCTGCTGCTAGTACCACAGTAGATGCTAGTGCTAACACAGCAGAAGCTCCTGCATTACAGGAAGCAGATAACAGTGGGGCAGAATCAAACTGGTAATTAAGAAAGTTATTCAAATGTAGAGGAGTAAGTCAATTTGCTCCTCTATATTATTTTAAATCAATTATTCAAAGTAAATAAAAACACAGAAAATGGCAGAAGACATAGAAAATGGTTATGGTGGTTTTGAAAGTGATGAGGTAAAAGTAAGTCCTTTTAATTTCGGACTCAATGCAGGTAAGACATTCTTAAAGAAATTTGAATGGACACCAACAGGAGGTAAAGATAATACTGAACAAGAAGCATTAGATATTGTATTTGAAATTAATGCTACTGAAAAAAGTTATAGGGTATTTCCTGTAACTAAAGCATTTATTAAAGGTGGTGGAGAGACTACAGATAGAAATAGTGCTGAATTTAAAGAGGAACTTGCTAACTTTAAAGCTAAGATATTTCATATCTTACATTGCTTTGTAAGCAGGGAGACTTTTGAAGTAGCTGTAGCTAAGAAAATAGAGAGTTTTAAGGACTATTGCACTATAGTAGCAGCATTGTTACCTAAAGATTTCTCTACTAGACCACTGGATATATTTATGCAGTTTCAGTATAATATTCCAGATAACAAAAGTAGGACTTATTTGGAAATTCCCACTAAACAAAAGCATGGTAAATGGTTAGTACCTGCACAAGCTGGTACTTGGAATAAGAAAGTAATAGAAGGAGCTGATGATAGTGAAAAAGAAGCACTTACTTATGTTAATGAAAAGGGAGAAAAACATCCATTTGTAAGGACAGGCTGGTTTATGAATAATAATTTTGCTAAACAACAGAGTGATAGTACAGCGGTAAATGATACTAATACAGGAGGTGATGCCACTGGCACTGCAAATTCTGATAGTCAACAAAATGCTGCTCCTGTCACTACTGAAACATGGTAATAATTTTGTGAGATAGGTTTTCAAGATTCAAAGGTAGAGGGCAGTAGAGATTTATTTCTTTACTGCCTTTATTATTTTATTAAAGAGACAAAGACCAACCTGTATAACCATGAAAGGCAATGGCTATCAATACTCCTTTGCAGGAGATTGCAATATTTGATAAATAGGGGGTTTATTGTAGAGTGCATCGAAGTAAACTCCCCCTATTTCTATTTTTAATTCTCAAAATTATGTATGGATATTATGAACACAGTGATATTACACCAGAACACTTATTACAAGTAGTAGACCAAACTAAGATATTTGAATGGGTAATAGGTGAGCCAGTAGTAATTGGTAATCTTTATAAATCTCCATTTAGAGAAGATCATAGACCTAAATGCTTCTTTACTCAAAGAGAAGATGGAATTATACTGTTTGTAGATTTTGGAGATAGAACAGGTTCTACTCATAGAAGTTGTTTCAAAATGGTAATGGATAATTACAATCCAAGACTAAATTTAACTCAAGCATTAAACCTTATCTGCAATAAATTTGAATTATCTAGAGATAGTACAGACTATAAACCTATAGAATATGCTAAGATTAAAGGAAAGAGCTATGAAACCGTAATAGAATATATAGCTAGAGATTATGAATCTAAAGATAGGAAGTATTGGAATACGTTTCTAATCTCTATAGATAATCTAAAAGAAGATAATGTACTAGCAGTAAGTAAATTTACCAAAAGTAATAATAAAGGTGTATTCTCAAGACATCCTTCTAATATATGCTATGCTATAGATTTCATATCCAGAGTAAAGATATACATGCCCAAAGATAGTATGAAATTTGTTACTAATTGTAATGAAAATGATATAGGTAATATAGATAACTTACCACATTGGGGAGATAGACTTATAATAACCAAGTCATATAAAGATCATAGAGTAATTAGAAATGTATTAGGTTTCCATAATGTAATTTGGTTAATGAATGAAGGCTGTGAGCCTGACGAATACATCTTAAAAAACCTGCTTTCAAGGTTCAAGGAGGTCATAATTTTTTTTGACAATGATTATCCGGGATTTAGAGCCGCCTACAAATTATACAAGACTCTGATCTCTTTTTCTCCAAGTCATAAGATATTCATTAGATACATACCCATTCAATATAAGCCTATAAAAGATGCAGGAGAGTTTGTAGCAAAGGAAGGAAGACAAGATACTCTTAGATTGTTAACTAAAATTTTAAAGACATGACTTGGATATACTTTCTTTTTGGAGTTTTTATAGGATGGATTATAAAAATACCATTTTTATATAGGTGGTATAAAGGTTTAAAACGAGCAGGAGACTATCAAAAGGCTAGAGAAGGAGTTGAGTTATATAATATGATAGAGAAATATAATGAATTATATCCAGATAATAAAATTAAACACTAGAGAATGATAATACCAAAGACAATACATGAATCATGGCATGAAGATTTACAGCCACTATTTGATGATATAAAGATGAGTATGGTACTAGATACTGTATCTAAAGGATACTATTATCCTAAAAAAGAAGATGTGTTCAAGGTATTTAGAATGCCTATGGATAGAATTAAAGTAGTAATACTTGGACAAGACCCTTATCCTAATGGAGAAGCTACAGGTTTAGCATTTGGAGTTAGAACAGATAAAAATACTCCACAATCTCTTATTATAATTAAAAAAGAGATAGAGAGAACTATATATCCTGAGAAAGAGATGTTCTCTCAAGTCAATTATCCAGATATTGTAAATTGGAAAACTTTAGAACATTGGTGGAAACAGGGAGTATTCCTATTAAATTCTGCTCTTACAGTAGAAGATAAGAAACCTAATTCTCATACTCTAATATGGCAATGGTTCACTAGACAGATAGTACATATTATTTCTACTAAACAACCTTCTATATGGATGCTTTGGGGGACTAAAGCACAGAATTACCTAAGTTATATAGATCACCATGTAATTATAAATCAAGATAATATTGATGTAGTTATACCTAATAATGGAGTATTACAAGCTCCACATCCTGTAGCAGAGGCTTATGATCCTTCTAGAACTCCTAGGTTTAGTGGTTGTAATCATTTTAGTATGTGCAATCAAATATTAAAACATCAAGATAAAGGTGCTATAGTATGGTAGAAATTTTTATACCATATAATGTACCAAGCTCTAAAAATGGTAAGATTAAAACAAAGTGGGGTATAGTTGATAGTAAAGCAACTAGACTTTGGAAGAAAAATACTAAAGATTATTGGGTTAGATATGCAGAGTTGTTTCAATCCATTGTTAAAAATAATCCTATGCCCCTATTTGTTCATCTTACTTATATTAGAAAAGGAGGAGCTTTATTTGATTATATTGGACCAACTGAAACTATAATGGATGAGATGGTACACTATCAATGGATTAATGATGATAATGCTTACCAAGTAGTTCCCATATTTGGTAGATTTAAAGTAGATAAAGATAATCCTGGAGTTATAATAAGAGTAGTTAAACAGCCTAAATATGAATTTATATGAATATAATATACAAATACTCTTTAGAAATGAGAGATTATCAAGAAATACATATACCAGAAGATAGTGAAATAGTATATTTAGGATTACAGTTAGAAAGACCTAAATTATGGATAAAACACAAAAATAGTTCTAAAAATAAAAGTATAAAAAGAATTATTGGTATATATGCTACAGGAGAAGCCATAGATGAAAATGAAGAGAATATAGGTACATTTCAATTAGCTAATGGAGAAGTTTATCATGTATTTATAAACAATCTTAAAAATAATATAAATGATATATAGACACACAGAAGAAGAAATACAATACTATTTTGCAGCACCAGCTTTAAATCAATCAGGTATTAAAGTTATACTTAAAGATGGTATACAGAAGTTTGCAGATATGGAGGATGAACTACTGAGTACTGAAAGATATTATGAAGAGAAAGAACATTTCACAATAGGTAATGCAGTAGATCATATTATTACACAGGGATTAGAGTCATTTAATAGTAAATATGCTTATAGTACTTTAATTAATAAGCCACCTGATACAGTGATGTCTATAGTTAGAAAAGTATTTGATGAAGAGCTTCAAACAAATCACTTATTATCAAGACCTATTTCTAATAACATAAAAGACTATTCTGAACAGCTTTATCGTAGCTGTAATGAGCATAGTTATTATATGAACAGAAAAATTCCTAGTGATAAACTAGTTAAAGGTAAGATTGATGAAAGAACTTGGAAAGATGATAAAAGGGTAGAAGGATTTCTAGGAGATGGTACAGTAGCTAAATATTGGGAAGAATTAATATCAAGTCAAGGAAAACAACTATTATCTGAGTCTGAAAAGAATAAGATAGTAGAAGTATCTTATAATATACTAAATCATAAACATACTAAAAATCTGTTTGTAGATGGTAAAGATGTTGATCTTATATATCAGATGCCATTATTTTTTGAATTTAATGGAGTTATGTGTAAAGTATTACCAGATTTACTAAGAATAAATCATGGTCAAAAGAAGATATATGACATAGATATTAAAACTATGGGAGATTATGTGCTGAGGTTTAATCAAAGTTTTAGATTAAGAAGGTACGATATACAAGGTAGCTTCTATCAAAAAGGAGTTAAAGAAAATCTAGCTACTATTAGTAAACTTATAGGAAAAGATATTAGTGATTATACTTTTGCTAATCCAGCTTTTGTAGTGGAATCTACACTTAAACCCGGTACTCCTATGATATATGTAATGACTTCTGATTTAATTGAAACAGGTATCGTGGGAGATAAAAATAGGAGTTATATTGGTGGATATTTTCAGGGAGTGGAGATATATAAGAGATGGAAGATTATTGATTATTCTATAGAGGAGAGATTTAAGGATACTAATGGAATAGTATGGGTAGATGGACAATTTGAATATAACGAAATATTTTAAGCTATGACAAAGATACAGATTGGAGAGGTAACTATGAATACAACTGATAAAAGACCCATCTTAGCTAATAAAACTAGAAAATATCTGTTACCATGTTTGAAAGAATATGGTACAGATTTTACTAGTAGATTAGATAGTGTGTATAAAGTAGCTGTAGGAATAGGAGATATTATAGTATCTAATAGAGGAATAAAGCATGAGAAACATATATTTATATTGATAAATAGTACTATTGCTACTGAATTTTTTCTAAACTTTTTGGACTGGATCAGAGAGCAAGATATGTATGAAGATGATTATATATTTGGTAATATACTAACCTCTATCTTGCACATGGTAATTATAAAACTACCCGTAAAATATTATAGTTCATTTGAAACTTTCAAATTAGGTAGTTATAGTGAGATGTATGATAAGGAAGATGTAGATATATTATTTAAAGGAAAGTTACAGTATAAAAAAGTAATTATAAAAGATCATAATTACAAAGTAAGATTTGTAGAAATACTTAATGAACAATTTGGTACTAGCTTAGTTCCAGAGGAGTATGAAGGAGAGCTAGATTTTCCACCAGATAAAGAAGAAATATTCAATAACCATATAAAGAAGACCACATGAAAATAAGTGAAATAAAAGAAGGATATAACATATTACCTGAATTTAAAGGTTTTAAACTAAAACACACTTTTAGAGATAATAAAGTTCTGGAAAGTATAAATATAACTTTAGTAAAACCAGATAGTGAAGGTCTACTATCCTTTTGTTTAAATCTATATGATTTCAATAAAGACAATATGTTTAATTGTTTCATGTGTAGAACTTCTTATTATCAAAATTCAGTTTATGAGAAAAGATTTAGTATAGAAAGTGAACTTAGTGAAGTTATAGACTGGATTAAGTCAGTATTTCAAAATTTTTGTAATGTAATTAAAAATGTATTAGATGAATAGGATAGATCAAATATCAAGTATAGTACAGTCCATTCAGAATCATAAGATGGATGCTGTTCTGGAAGATAAGTTTTACATAGTTACTGGATTCTTATATAACAGTAAGAAGAGATTTAAGTTAATGTATAAAGATGAAAGCACTGCTAGGATGATTAACTTGTGGAGAGGTAGTGTATGGGAATATGATGTTACTACTAATAAAAAGCATTTAATAAAAAGAGTTAAAAATTAAAGCATGATATTAAAGAAACTTAAAGTATTAGATATAGAGAGATTAGGAGATACTGATGAGGGAGTACAAGCTGGAATATCAAATGAAAGTTTACCTTTTATGTTTGAAATTCTATCTACTCAGTTTTATTCTAATCCTATTGGTAGTATAATTAGGGAGATAACTTCTAATTGTTTTGATTCTCATCAAGAAGCAGGAGTAGATGAGCCTGTTATTATTAGTCAAGGATATGATCCAGAAGAAGGTCATTATATAGAATTTCAAGATTTTGGTGTAGGTTTATCTGTAGACAGGATTTACAATGTTTATATGAACTATTTCTCATCTACTAAGAGAGAGACTAATGATATGATAGGCGGATTTGGACTAGGTAGTAAAACTCCACTTTCCTATACAGACTTTTTCTATATTACTACTGTATATGATGGTTTAAAATATGAATATATCTATCATAAAGGAGAAAGTAAACCTACTATAGAAAGTCTTAGTGGATATGAAACTGTAGAGGAAGAATATTATCAGACTACTATTATAGAAGATGGGGAAGAAGTGGAATTAGAAGAACCTATTCTTAGAACTAGGAATAAGAAAATTCCAGTAGGTACATCTACAGAAGATAGAAATGGAACTATTATTAAAATAATAATAAAAGATGGTGACCTGTCAAAGTTTACAAAAGAGCTTGCAGATCAACTTACTTATTTTGATAATGTATATTTTAAGGGGTTTAGTAATAGTAATAACTATGAAATATATGAAGGAAAGAATTTTATATTTAGATCAGATATAAATCAGAGCAACACTAACATACATATTTGTATAGGAAAAGTTAGGTATGCTATTGATACTAAGCATATAAATATAGGAAGGGATATTATGTCAATTCCAATAGGGTTAAAATTTGAAATAGGAGATTTACAAATTACTCCTAATAGAGAAAGTATAAGATATACTGATGAAGCAAAGAAGTTAATCCAAGATAAACTGGAATTAGCTGTAGAGGAAATTACTGATCTATTTAATAAACAAAATCCAGAGATAGAGACCTTAAAGAAGTATAATGAGGTTATAAGAAGTACTACCTCTCTAGTTTTTAATAATGAAAAAGGACATAAACTTCAGTTATGGAAATATAGTAGTCTATCTAAAAGTTATAAGTTTAAACCTCTAAGCGAACTAGGATTAAAAAGAACTCCTTTGCAACTATTTTTTGGGTGGGAGAAGGCTGGAAGTGTTACAGGAGAGAATTATAGTCCAATTGTTTTTGGTACTAGTATAAAAAATGAAGATATTATCAATCAGGGGTATATTATTCTAGATAAAAATGACAAGCTTTCTAAATATACTAATGCTTTCATATCAGAAACATATATGACTTTTGGAAATCGTGGTACTATAACCTTATTTAGAAAGAGAGATTTTAACTTTCACGATATTGGTATAGAATTAGGTATAGGTAATACTAAAAGAGAAAATGGTAAAGCTAGACTTATCTATAATTACAATAAGATAATAGAAGGTATAGTTAAGGAAAATTCTATAGGAAGTTATAAAGACTTTAGACCTAGTAATGAATGGTTAGCAGACTATAAAAGAAGAATGCTTGAGCAATCTCTAGCTTTTAAAAGAAAGAAAAATAAGCAAGTATTTGTTAGGAAAATAAGAGGTGTAAATTTTTCAGAAAGTGCGAATATAAAAGAATGGGATATTACTCATAGGACAGGTATATTAGTATATGGTTTTAGAGAAGATAAAAGAAAGCTAGAAGATATAGCCAGACTTGTATTTGAAAATGTAGCTACTATTAGATGGAAAAATAGCTATATAAATATGGAAAAAGCTTTCATGGTTATTCAGATAGCTAGAAATATTGAGAGTTCTGTAATAGGAGCTAGAAAAACTATATATTGGGAAGATTTTATAAAAACAAAATATTTTAGTAGGATATATTCAGCATCATGGTTATTTGATAAAATGCGTGAATCGGATATAGGAGAGAATAAGTATTTGAAATGTAGTCTAGTTCCTAACTATGAGGAAGATATGAATAAGTTAGACAAACTTATAAATAAATATAGGAATGGATATGTATATATATCAGAGCTTATTAAAGGTGTAGAGATTAAGGTTCATCCTGAAATGAAAGAGATGTTTGAGTATATGGATAAAAAGTATTCAAATATTAAAATACCATTTGAGAATACAATAAGTGGACTTCCTGGTAATAAAGAAGATAGAAAGGAATATATAAGCTACTTAAAGTATAAAAAATTAAGATTACCTAATAAATTTTATCTAAAGGATAAAAGACAATTAGAGTATGAAGCTAACCTAATAAAGATGCTTGACATATTTAAAGGTAAAACCAAATTGCAATTATTATTAACAATAAATCAAAATCAAGATGGCAACGAAAACAGCAGTAACAACACAGAAGAAACAGAAGGAAGTGAAGAAGACTAATCAGTTTTCTCTCAAAAAAATAGGAGCTAATGTAATAGCTACCTTAGATGGTAAAAAAGCAGGCTCTAGAAAAATTAGTCAGGAAGACTATGAGATTATAGTAAGGAAAGTAACTCTCTATAATAAAAAACCTTCTGAAACAGCTAAAAATACCATATTAAAACTACTATCTCCAGAAACTACTAAAAAAGTTAAGCAGAAAGAAGATACAGAGACTAAAATTAAAGGCTATAAGAAGTTACAAAAGAAAGAAAGTAAAAAGGGTAGAGTTATTGAGACAGTTAGAAAAGACGTAATGGAAGAGTTAGAAGAAATGTTGGAGACTAACAAAGATAATATAGGTAAAGTAGAAGCAATTTTAGCTAAATTCAAGAAGGTAGAAATACCAGTTAAAGAAACTTCTAGTATTCCTAGAAGAGGTGAATATTAAAAAATTCTTATTATGATAAGTAAAAAAGAACTAGAGGAGATAGTATATACTTCTCCTCTAGTTTTACTTGGTATTAAAGATAAAAGTATTATAAATACAGCTAATGAATACCTACCATACTCTACTGGATTTGAAATAGAATGTGATAAGAAAGAAACTTATGATGAGTTAGTATTTAAAAACATTCCAAATATAATATGGGATAGTACTCAAAGCAATTATGAACAGAGATATAGAATACCTAATGGAGTAAATGGTTTAATTTGCTTATATAATATATGCTATCATCTAGGTAATAATTCTTTATTAAATATGGAAAGTGGTATCCACTATCATATAGATTGTACAGATGTGAAATATACAGAATTAAGTGATGCATTACAAAGAGATAATAATTTTGGAGAAGAGATACTAACAGAATTAGATAGTTGGGATTATAGAGGTACTTATAATAAAAGGAAAATATCTATTGGTATATTTACCGGCTATAATTGGATAAGATATAATGGTGAACATCATACTCTTGAATTTAGAATAGGTAATATGTCTTTTGATTATGGAGTATTGGTTAAACAGATTATACATGCTAATAATATAGTTAGAAGGTGGAAAAATAAGATTGTTGGTTTTGATGACTCTATTATTTATAACCCTATAAACTATAAGGATCAAATAGAGTATCAAAAAGTAATACATATTAAGCCTACTGACTACGAGTTTAAGATACAGAAATTAAAACAAAGTATGCAATCAGAAGAAATTGAAGATATTATAGCACAAGAAGATGTTAAACAACAAGTAAAGACAAGATTGCATAAACTGTACTAAGAATAGTATCTATATATCCCTTGTACCATTGCCTCATGGTTGGGTTAGACATAGCTTTTCTGACATTAAGAGATACTAGGGTTTTTCTTTTGAATTTGTACCCTACCCGTACTTATAAGATTAGCAGGGGGGTTTAACTGTACCAGAACAGTTTTAATTATTTAAAAAACCATTTAATATGATAATAAACAAAATTTTCAGGGTAAGTTGGGTACATTATAATAGAGATATGAACTTACCACTAACTCTAGAACAAATAGAAACCAAAATAGTAGAGATCATGGTTGAAGATGTAGATAAATTCTCTACTCAAAAGGCTATAATAGACCTAATTGAAAAGGAGAAAAATAAACCACTTATTAAATCTCATTCTAAATGTATCATTGAAAGATTACATGAAGAGTCTAATATATGGGTTACTAATTCTACAGGATTAGGTATAGTTCATCCTAAAGATACTTTCAATAGAAAGAAAGGAATATTAGTATCTTTTGATGATGCTGTTTCTAAAATAGAAGGTAGAGCTGTAAGAACTATGTTATGGGATGCTTTTTGGAAAGCAAGAGAGCCTAAAAGAGAAGTTCTTAGATTAACAACAGATAGGGATAGACATCTTAGAGCATTCCTAGAGGAAACTGCTAAGAAAAAGATAGAGGGTAAACATATTATCTATACTCTACCAGAAGCAACAGAGATATACTTTCCAAGAAATGATTAAATTAATATGATATGTTTAAAGTAAGTAGAGATACTGTATATCCAAAAATAGAAATACATCAACATGAACAAAATGGTATATCAGTTGCAAGCATAGGAACTCGTCTTAGGTTAAAGAAGAAACATAGCTCTCGATATTACTTTATAGATATATGTCTACAAGTTGTAGGAGGAGAAGGTATTACTGAAGCAATACAAGTATTCCAAGTAGAACTATATAAAGTACAAAAACTATATAGAATTTCAGAGAAAGTGAAAGATATAGAGGGAAATCCTGTAAATGAAAAAGATAATAGTCTAGAAAGTGAAGAAGATAGATTAAACAGATTATATTAACTTAAAATAAAATAATATGGAAAGTGAAATAACTCAAGAAGAGATTATTAGTCTTATGAAGAATAGGGGGCTAACTATAGAAAAAATGGTAAATGCTATAGTAGACGTTAATAATATTATAGGAGTAGGACTAGTAACTTTGGCACAAACTCTTTATATACTTACTTTCTATAACAAGGAGTTAAGGAAACCAAATATAACTAAAGAAGAGATAGATGAAATTGTTAATAGAGCAAGTAAAGTAAAACTTAATTAATATGGAAACTCAATTTGGTACAGGATTTTTACCTTATGAAATAGGTGATATAGTAGAATTTAAAGACACTCCTTTTATGTATAGAATAAGAGATATAAGATTTATACAGTATGTAAAAGATAAGATAAGTGAATTTGAAGTACTTGTATCTATTAAAGAGAAGAAAGATAGTCTTTGGACTAAATCAAATACATGGTTTCCTGCAACTAGAATTAAAGAACTTATAAATAAAAAGAAATGATAATTGGCATTAGTGGTAAAAAGCAACATGGTAAAGATACTATAGGTAAGATAATACAAGGATTAACTATAGGAGAAAACGAATTTGTAGATGGTATAAAAGGATTTCTAGATTCTTACAGTGATATGGAAGGTGGCAGACAACCAAAATGGCAAATAAAATGGTTTGCAGAACCACTTAAAGATATAGTATGTATATTAGTTGGCTGTACAAGAAAGCAATTAGAAGATAATGATTTTAAAGAAAAAGAATTAGGAGAGGAATGGTGGCTATATAAGCAAGAAGCTAATTTAGATGGTATGGTATTAAAACTTCCTAAATTAATAACTATAGAAGAATATAATAATATAATTACTAAAGCTAAACACTATTATCATTTAATTAAATTAACTTCACGTAAATTACTTCAGTTAATAGGAACAGAATGTGGGAGACAAATTATTCATCCTAATATTTGGGTTAATGCTTTAATGAGTGAATATAAAGAAAAATTTAGTCCTAGTGGTATAGGGAATTTTCACGATCCTATTAATTATAGAAAGAGTTTAGGTTTTCCTGATTGGATAGTAACTGATGTACGTTTTGAGAATGAAGTTAAAGCTATTAGAGATAGAGAGGGAGTAATTATTAGAGTTAATAGAGAGATACATAAAGTACATAATACAGGTATGCATGTATGGTGTGATAGAGAAGATGAGACTGGTTGGGTTTTTTCATATAATCCTGACAGATATACAAAAGAAGAAGCTTTATTGTTATTCAGAAAAAGTCAAGACTCGCATGAATCTGAAACTGCACTAGATAATTATAAAGATTTTGACTTTGTAATTAATAATGATAGAGATATAGAAGGATTAATAGATCAAGTTAGAGTAATATTAAAAACATTAAAAATAATATAATGAAGTATAATAATCTTACTTTAGATATGATAACAGAACATTTTAATAATTTCTTTAATAAAAGGGAAGAAAAGATGTTATTACCATTTACTGTAAGAATTACTATGTCTAATAGTATATTTTATGTAGAGATAGAAGGAAAGCCTAAAATAATAACCGGTATAGGAGGATTTATTAATTTTTTAAGTATGGTTAATGAAGAGAATATTAATATAATTGTAAATAATGAATTATATATTAAAGAACAAAAAGAAAAATTTATTAAAAATGTTAAAGAAACTTATAAAAAATGAAATCAGTACTTCAAGATTGGGTGATGGAATTACCATTAAGAGAACAAGGTACACTTATGACTGCTGTAAGAGGTTGTGATAATGAACCTAAAACATGGACTAAAACAGGAGTAGCTTATAGTCCGGGTAGAAGATTAACATCATTTATAAGATGGTGTTTTATGGTTCCTGCTGATGAAAGGGAAGTGGATAGTGAAGAAGGAGCATTTATGATGAGTAGTCCACCTGACCCTTTTAAACCCAGTGAGTTTGGACATCTACCTCAGCATTGGTATAGTCATGCTATGCATGCATTGGAGGTAATAGCATATAGACATTCTGATTCTCATATAAGATTAGAGGCTTATAATATGTATAAGAAAATGGTAAAAAATATGCACTTGAATATAGAATTTGCTCCAAATATGATAGAAAGGCTTTCAGAAGATAGATTTAAAACAGGTACAGTAGTATCATAAAATAATATAAGTGACAAAAATTAGTGCAACAGTAGTAGGTGACTCGTTATCACCACAAGGAAACAGATTAACAACTTTATTGATAATGTTTCCACGATTTATATTAGCTGAATTGAATACGCACAGGATGCTCAGTAAGAATTCGGCATCCAGCAGAGCGATACCATTTGAAAAGATGGCACGAGCTGTAAAAACAAATCCATTTATACCCATTGCGTGGCAGAAACCTCATTCGGGGATGCAGGGTACAGGATACTGGACTGATAAAGCTGCTGAGAGGTTAACTGAAAGCTGGCGTTGGGCAAGCAAAGTAGCTGTAGCAAGTGCCGAGGAGTTGGCAGCAAATGGTTCTACAAAACAACTCTGTAACCGCTTACTGGAACCTTTTATGTGGCACACAGTACTTATATCAGGTACAGAGTGGGAGAACTTCTTTGAGTTGAGATGCCCACAGTATACTTTTGAAGGAGTAACTTATAAAAGTTGGAAAGATGTATTAAAGAATTATGATTTTGAAAGAGAAACTATAGAAGACCCTATATTATTTCCCTTATCTCATAATACAGGTCAGGCAGAAATACACATGATGGCATTAGCAGAAGCTATATGGGATGCACAGAATGAAAGTAAACCTAAACAGTTAAAAGCCGGTGAATGGCATATACCTTTTGAAGATAAAATAGTAGAACTATTAGCTACAGTTGGTAGTAATTGTCATAGCGTAGGAGAAGAATGGAAAAAAGATAAGGTTAAAGTAGCTACAGCTATGGCTGCAAGAACTTCATATACTGTAGTAGGTGATGAGAAAGAAATTAGCTATGAAAGATTAATAGGAATACATGATAGAATGATTGCACAAAGACCATTTCATGCTAGTCCTTTTGAACATTGTGCAAGAGTTATGAGCGATGAAGAATATGAAACTAATGTTAAAGGTATATTTCATCCTTCTGAAAGTTCAATGAGTCAATTTCAAGCTGATGCATATATGGATGATAAGGCAGAAGGTTGGTGCAAAAACTATCGTGGATTTATTCAATACCGTCATTTTGTAGAAGATAATACACAGATATAGTACTTTTAATTTTGATTATTACAGATTGATTTATAGCCATTTAAGTTGAAAATTTTTTCAATTTAGTGGCTATTTTTCTACAATTTATGGGCTTTTTTTAGTATCTTCATAGTCCCTTTCTTAATTACCAAATAACCTTAAAATCTTGAAAATATGACCACAATAAAAGCAATTGACTGCTTTAAAGGCGATACTATGGCCGCAGATGTCTGGGCTGATAAATATGCCATGAAAAACAAAGAAGGAATACAAGTAGAACAGTTGCCAAAACAAATGCATAGGAGAATGGCAAAAGAGTTTGCTAGAATTGAATGGAGCTATGTAAAGCCAGAGAATCTTGCTACTATGGATAAAGTAAGAGACTTATCCGAATTTGGGGAAGATTTGCTTTATAAAAGAAATATACAATCAGAACAAGATATAGAAGATGAGATATTCTCTTATTTTGATAAGTTTAGTAGGATTGTTCCTCAAGGTTCCATAATGTCTAATTTAGGTAATCCTTATGTATTTGGTTCAGTATCTAATTGTTTTGGAATAGGAAGTCCTTATGATAGTTATGGTGGAATATTAAAAACAGACCAAGAGTTGGTACAACTAATGAAGCGTAGAGGAGGAGTTGGAATGACTTTAGATACATTAAGACCATCAGGAACATCTACAAGCAATGCAGCTAAAAGTTCAACAGGAGTACCTTCATTTGCAGAAAGATTTTCAAACAGCACAAGAGAAGTAGCCCAAGGAGGTAGAAGAGGAGCGTTAATGCTCCTTTTGTCATGTAAACACCCTGATATATTTAAGTTCGTCACAATGAAAGATGATAGGACTAAAGTAACAGGGGCTAATGTAAGTGTAATGTTTACAGATGGGTTTATGAAAGCTGTAGAAAAAGATGGAGATTTTATTTGCACTTTTCCTGTGGATGCTAACATAAACTTAAAAGCTAATTATAACATCTACGAATATAATAAAATATATACAGAGTCTAATAATAGTACAAGTATATCTTTTATGAAAATTCATACCAAAGAGTTATTTGATTTAGTAGTAGATATGGCTCATAAGAATGCAGAACCCGGAGTAGCATTTATAGATAGAGTTAAAGATTATTGTCCCGATGGAGTTTACGAAATATATGCTCCAACTGTATGTAACCCATGTGGAGAACAATGGTTTAGTGCAGATGAGACCTGTAGATTAATAGCTCAGAACTTTTTTACTATAGTAGATGATCCATTTACTCCTGATGCTAAAGTGAACTTAGAAAGATTATATGAACAATCATATATGCAGCAAAGATTAGGTGATGATTTAGTTGATTTGGAGGTAGAATATATAGATAGGATATTAGAAAAAATAATGAGTGATCCTGAACCTATGGAAATTAAGGAGGTAGAATTAAAACTGTGGAGTAGAATTAAATTTAAAGCTCAAGAAGGTAGAAGAACAGGTGGAGGATTTACAGGATTAGGGGATATGTTAGCTGCATTAGATTTAAAGTATGATAGTGATGAAGCTTTACAGATTACTGAAATAGTAATGAAAACTAAAATGGAAGCTGAATTAGATGCTACTATTGATATGGCTATATTAAGAGGTACATTTACTGGATGGAATAGAGATAAAGAATTTGAATGGATAGATAAAGGAAACGGAAATTTCTGTATGAATGGTGTAAATTCATTCTATACAATGTTGATTCAAGATTTTACAGAACAGGCAGTAAGAATGCAAAAATATGGCAGAAGGAATGTATCATGGTCAACAGTAGCTCCTACAGGTACAGTTAGTTTAATGACTCAGACTACTAGTGGATTAGAACCTCTATTTAAAGCTTATTATATTAGAAGGAAGAAAATTAATCCTAGTGAATCTGGTAGTAGAGTAGATTTTGTAGATCAAAATGGAGATACATGGATGGAATATGCAGTACTACATCCTAAGTTTAAAGAGTGGATAGTTGAAACAAAATTAGATGGTTTTCAAACTATAAGTAGTGATGAATGGAGTAAAGAAGCTGTAGAACAATGTTTTAAACAGTCACCTTGGTATGGTAGTGAAGCAGATGATATTAGTTGGGAAAAGAGAGTATTAATGCAGTCTATTATACAGAAGTATACTAGTAATGCTATTAGTAGTACTATTAATCTTCCTAAAGATGTTGATAAATCTGTAGTAGCTAATATTTATATGACTGCTTGGAAATCAGGTCTTAAAGGAGTAACAGTTTATAGAGATGGAAGTAGAACAGGAGTATTAGTTAATGAAACTAATAAGGTTATTAGAGATGAATTTGATTATACTAATGCACCTAAGAGACCTAAAGAATTAGAAGCTCATTATTATTGGGGAAAGAATGGACATGAATATGCTATCATAGTAGGATTACTAAATGGAAAGCCTTATGAAATTTTTGCGTTTGCTAATCCCTTAATGACCTGTGAACTCAAAGGGAAGATTATTAAGAATAAACAGGGTCAATATAGCTTCATATCTAACTCTTATACTATAGAGCATCTAGAACTAAGTTCAGATCATAAAGATGAAATTTTGCTTACCAGAATGGCTTCTCAACTATTAAGACATGGAGTTCATCCAAGATATGTAGTAGAGCAAGTAAATAAATGTCAGTTAAATATAGTTTCATTTCCTAAAATTATATCTCGTATTTTAAAGAAATATATTCCTGACGAAGAAACCAAAGAGAAATGTAGCAATTGTGGAAATACTACTATGATATATGAAGAGGGATGTAAGAAGTGTAGTAGTTGCGGATACTCAAAATGTTAAATGAAGAACCATGCACGATTTAATAAAAGGAGGTATTCAAGATCAGAAAGACCCTGTTGTAAAAGATAGGGTTTTTCAATCTATACCCGGTTTCAAAGAGTGGATTGAACAGACTAGCCTATTTTGTACTATACAACAGCTAGCAGGAACAGGAGCTACTATACTAGGTATTCCTGATGGATTACAACTGCACATGACTGGTATATCCAATGTTCAAAATGCAGAAGATTTACCTATAGAATTAATAATGGAGTTTTTTAAGAATAGCCCTTGGTATGAATATGAATATAATACAACACAAAAGGAGATACATAAATTAATAGATGATGGAAACTAATGAATATACTGTTAAGTGTAAAAGGGGTATAGATGATTTAGAGTCTATATATGCCTTTTATTTTAATGATGGTGGAGGAGGTTCAAGTACTAATGATATATCTGTATATACTTCTGATGGATGGTGGAGTTATAATTCTGAATTTAGAAATAAAGGTATAAGTCCTATAGATCAAGAAGCTATCAATAAATACTCTAAGGAAATAGCTATAAGAAATGAACAATATATTGACTCATTATATAAAAAAGGTAAGTACGGAGAAGAATATGAAATTAAAATAGATATGGTATATAATCCGTTATTTGATAAACCTAGTGATGAGTTTGTTTCTGAAATAGAAAGCTCTAAAATTATATTTCTAGATTTTAATAAAAATATTACAGATGATACAGTTAAAGAAGACTAAGGAATGGAGTGGTGAACATAGAGAAGATAATGTAACTGGTTCTATTAGAATATATGTAGGACAGTTATATTGTGGAGTAGCAGAACCTATAAAAGAAGAGATAGATTTATATCATTTTCATTCTTTTTATGATTTTATAGAAGCTGGTGCACCAGAAGGGAATGGTAAAACTCTTGAAGATATTAAAATGCAAGTAGAACTCTCACTAAAAGAATTTGCAAATAAATTTTGTTATACTAAACAACAGACTAATGAAAGTAAAGATTAAAAAATTAAATAAGAATGCAGTAGTACCTAAATATGCCACTAAATATAGTGCAGGAGTAGATTTAATAGTTAGTAATTTTAAAAGTTATATATTATATAGAAGTAATGGACCTGTAGGATTAGTAGATGGAGGTAGTTTTATTGATTTAATGCCTAATGATAGGCTATTAGTAGGCTGTGGTTTTTCATTAGCTATACCAACAGGATACGAATTACAAATAAGAAGTAGAAGTGGTAATGCTATTAAACAAGGTTTAATAGTACTCAATAGTCCCGGTACTATAGATAGTGACTATAGAGGAGAAATTGGAGTTATTCTTATTAATAAAGGAGGATTAGCAGTAAGAGTAAATATAGGTGATAAAGTAGCACAAGCTGTATTATCTGAATATAAAGATATTGTATTTACAGAAGTAGAAGAACTAGATGAAACTGAAAGAGGAGAGGGTGGATTTGGAAGTACAGATATAAAAACATAAACAAATGAAAAAAATAATATTAATTCTTATAGCTACTACTATATCAATAGTAGCTGTAAGTCAAAAAAACAAAGTATATTTCGAGAATGGAATTGGTTATGATATTACTAATAATACCTATGTAGCTTCTTTATTTGGTTGGGGATACAATTATAATAATATAGTTATGGATGGTTGTTTTGATTTACCTATAGTACATAATAGTAATAGTGGTAACTATAATAGTTATATATCTTTAAAAGTTGGTTACTCTATATATAATTTAATAGTACCTCAAATGGGATACTATTGGAATGTTAAAAGTACTGATGATAAAGATAAAAACTCACAAGGATTAGGTTATTCTATTAAAATAATACTACCAATTACTATAATTAAAGAAAATGGTAGTGGACCTTATATAATAGGTAAATATGTAATGGGACAAGTACAAGTAACCGCTGGTATACATGCAGTAATAGATTAAAAACAAATATATGGAAACAGTTACAAAAGACAAACGTGATAATTCTCTACTTATAATGATAATTGCTTCAATAGTAGCTATACTTGCTATCATAGCAGATATAGATGGTTGTAATAGAAAAGTAGGAGAAGTGAAGAGTCAACAGAATCTTATTAATGCTTTATATGATACTCTTGTTACTTTAAGAAAAAATATAGCTGCTTCAACTACTGTGGAAATGGCTGCCTTACAAATGGAGACTGCCAAGCAGTTTATAGATTTAAAAATTAAGGATAGTCAAATAGTTGATCTACAGAAAATGGTTTCAGAGTATAAAAATAAACTTAAAGCTGGTAGTTCAGTTACTAATACTACTGTTAAAACTGAGATCAATAAAACTACTCCTAATGATACAATAAGAAGTAGTGGTATTATATTTAGTATTGATAGTAATCACTATAATAGAAATAATTTAGTAATACATGGTAATAATATAATTCCATATTTTGAAAGTAGATATTCTGATAAGTGGATAGATTATGATATAAAAACTTATGTAGACAGTACTAATTTTAAACTTAGTATAATTAATAAATATGCAATTGTATTAGGCTATAACAAGAAAGTACCTTTTGCTGATGTAATTAATTATAATCCTTATTCTAAAGTTACTGTATTAAGAACATTTCAAGTAAGTGTACCTAAACAGAAAAGTTGGGGTATAGGATTTAGTACAGGTATAGGATTAAGCTATGATTTAAGACCTAGACCATATATAGGTGTAGGGGTTAATTATAATATTATCAAATTTTAAATAATTAAAAACAATAAAACATGAGAAATTTAATCTATGGTTTTGCTATATTGGTAATAGCAAGTATAACTATTTTTGCATTTATACCACCTACTAATAATCAAGATCAAACTGTTAGTATTAAAATGACTGTACCACAGGTAAATGTAGTTTTAAAAGCTTTGTCTAAACTTCCTTATGAAGAATCAGCACAGCTTATAAACGATATACAAGTACAAGCCAATACACAGCTAGCTCCTCCTCCTACTCCAGCAAAACCTAAATCTGATACTACTAAACATAAGAAATAATGGGTAGCATAGAAGAAGGTATAGGAGTAGTACATATTGTGGTAAAAGTAATAAATAATCACTTATTACTTGAACATGAAGTGTTAGAAGAGATACTATTGGCAGAAACTAGAATGAATGATGGTAGTAAACTTAGATTTCACATATTGGGAGAAAGTGATTATCCTATGCAAGGACTACATTATATAGAGAAAAGTACTTTAAAGAAAATTAAATCTTAAAATAATGCCATTAGACAAATATGGAAAATGTCCTAATTGTGATACAGATTGGAATATGGGGGATATAAGAAATGTATTAAGAAAAATAGAGACTTTTTCAGGCAAATCAGACTATGAACTAGATAAAATAGCTGCTCTATATGGATGGACTGAGTTTAATAGAAGTAATTTTACTGCTTTAGAAGTATTAACTACAGAGGATAATCTAAAGCTAGGTAAATGCCCTAATATGAGATGTGGTCATTATTTCAATATAGATACAGGAGAAGAGTTTAGTTCATTAAGAGAAGTCTATAATAGTAAAACAGAAGCAGAATGAATATTATAATAGAGAGGTTTATAAAAGATGTTAAATCTAAACCTCCGGGGTTGTGGACTATATGGGAACTAGAAGACTTTGCTTTTTCAATTCGTACTCTTTATACTTACGCAGATTTAATGGATAGACAGGAATTAAAACCTATATACGATAAGATAGCTAAGTTTGTAAATGAGAAGAAAGTACCTACTATAATAAATCCCGGAGCTTTATTAACTATAGATAAAGAAAAACCCACTAATTAAGTTTAGTGGGTTTTTAAAAAATTTACATTACCATTACTCTTTTTCTTTCTGTTTTTTAATCATACTAGGTGTAGGTAATTCTTCATCTATGATCTTCTGTATGGCTTTTTTCTTCTCTTTTTGTTCATCATCACTTAGTTTATTCATATCTTTATATTCATCACTTTCTAATAACTCAGCTCTCCTTTCAGCTCTAGCTCTCTTATTACTATCCTTTTCATCATGTTCTTCGTTATGAAAGTATTTATGATAGGGACTTTCTTGAGGATATACTCTTTCTCCTGCTGCTTTAAATCCTAATCTAGTATCTTTAAATATACCCGGAAGTAATATTTTTTTACTTTGTATAGCCAATGCAGAGTGACCAGCATCACTACCAGATTGTATAATATCCTGTCCATTAAACCAATTCTGTACTTTATCTGCTTCCTTACCAACCTGTTTTAAATAGTCTATCACTGCTATACTCTCTATAGTATTAGCTTTAAAAGCTACAGGATTTGTATACATGGAAGCCTGTGAACCTAAATTCATTAAGTTATTCATTAAAATATTATGTGCTATTCTTTCATTGTCCTGTGGGTCATCATCGTCATCCCAAAAGAAATGTTTAACGGCTAATATTAATCCTAACCACATCAACTGTAATCCAATATCAGCCATATTAGCTTGTAAATTCTTGCTATCTTGTATAGTAAATTTCTGACCTTTACCTACATAATCAAAATATTCTCCTTTACCAAAGAATTGTTTTTGATGAAGATTTATTATTTGTTTTCCAGTTATAAGATTTACTGGCATACCTATAGCTTTCTTAACTAGTAGTCTAGTAGCTTCAAGAGTCTCTTTAAGTAAACCTACTCCAGAAGAAGTACCAAATCCTGCTGCTGCTCCTAGTCCTAAAGCACCACCTATAAGAGAGCCTACTGGACCAAACATAGCAGCTCCTACTACAGCTCCATGTACTAGTCCACTTCCAGGATTATGACTTCTATATATACCTTTAGTTCCTTGTTTACCTAAAAATATATTATCTTGAGGATTTCCAAATCTCCAATAAACTGCTTCTGGTAGCCATGTCTTAAACATCATACCTGCTTTACCCATAGAATTAGATTTAACCATCATACCTCTTAGTTTATCATAGTTACCATGTCCTAGAGTAATTAAACCATTGACTTTCTGTTTGAAAGCTTTATATTGATCTCCATCTAAAGCTTCCCAATTCTTAGTGTTTTCAGGTGTTTGAAACTCATCTTTAAGATGTCCATCACTATTATAAGCATCCCATACACTACTCTCATTTCCAGCCTTATCCTTTATTTTCAAAGTCCTAAGAACAGCTATCATAAGAGGACTTTGATTCATATATTCAACTCTTTGATTACCTGCATAAGGATTAGCTGCATTTAGTATTTTATTAGAGTAGCTCTTTTGTAACTCGTTTCTATTATCAATAATAATATTAAACTTCTCTACTAATGATCTATTCTTTTTAGCCAATGGATGTTCAAGGTAGCCAAATGTAATATTCTTAGCAAAAGACCATTTCATAACTCTGTAGCCATAAAATAATTCTTTGGGATCAAAATATTCATCAGAAGCTCCTAGAATCATATTAGAAGTAACTCCCTGTAAGAAGTTAGTAGCCATAGAAGATAGGTTATAACCTAACCTTAAAGTCCTAATCCAGTTTAAAAAGTTATCTATAGCTGCTGTAGCTGTTCTGGTTTTACCTAGACTATCTCTAGTATTTATAAGTTCCTTCCTAGTTTTGTCATTCTCTTCTTCCCTAATTAATTCTTGTAATTCATTATACTTTTGTCTCTCTTCTGTAGTATATATAGTCTTACCTAAAAATGGTATTTTACCATTTGGTCCATTTTCTTTACCATATACTCCCACATGCTTACTTCCATAGTTATCTAGTAATACTCTTTCAAACCAGTTATCAAACTGTCTCATAGCTCCAGTTCTGACACCTACCTTAGCTACTTCTTGTCCTTTTTTACCAGTAATTCTATTCCATAATGTCTCTCCTACATTATTAGTATCTGGAGATTGTATTCTATTATAATGTTTCTTTAGTATTTCATTTATAGGGAGTGCTTCTCTCCTAGCTGCATAAGCCATTGTCATTTCAGAGAAATATTTCATTAACTTAGGTAAATCAAATGATTGAGATTGTACTACAGAATGTACAGAAAAATCATGTATTAGTCTTCCTATATCTACTATATAGTCATTACCATCAGAGGTCTTATCTAATTTAGCCCTAATAGCGTCTACATTACTCATCTGTAATTGTCCTGCTACATCAACATGAAGATATTGAGCTAATTGTATTAAACAAGAAGTATTAAATTGAGATAACAATAAAGAAGTAGACTTCTTTATTTTATCTAGAGGAACTAGTTTATCAGAATTAAAAGCCTGTAAGAATTTAGTATTCTCTATTAATTTTCTATCATCTATAGCTCTAGAATTGTTTCTTAAAAAACTATCATTAACTTTATAGTTTTTCTTTCCTGTCACAGGGTCTTCCGTTAAATAACTTATATTTCCTTGTTTCACTACTCCAAAACTAGTTCTAAATCTATCCATTATAGTTTGATAAGCCTTAGATACCCTACTTAACATACCTGTAGTCTCTGTATTACTATTAACTATTTCAGCAGTAGTTTTCATTATACCCGGAAGTGTATACATACTAGTTCTTTCCTGTAGATCATAAGGTAAATTTTCATATATTACTTCACAGAACTCTTTAAGTTTACTATAAAAATCAGCTAGTATAGGGCTAGATTGTATTTCTTCAAAATTCTTATCCCAATTTCCTGTTTCTTGCTTGGTATCTGTTATACTATACCTATCTTCATCAATATTAGCTGCTATTTCTGCTTTAAATTTTCTAGGTATAAAAATATTGTAGGTATTAAAGTGACCTCTTTTCTTATCTCCAAAATATAATCCACCTACTGAATTATAATCTTTGTATCCATTTTCTGGACTATAGGAAACTTCCCATTCTTTTATACTATTCTTAGCTTTATCTGATAGCTCATCGTAACTATTTACATTCTCTCTAGCTAATAAGGTCTCTATACTACTTTGTCTATAAGAATTATAATTAGTGATAGCTTTTTCCTGTTCTACAACCACTTCATTATACCCTTTTTCTCCAAGTAGATTAATTAACTTTTTCTTATAGTCTTCATCTGTTAATCTACTAGGATCAACCATAATACTAGATTCTCTTCTCCACTTTTTAAGCTCTTCAAAAGCTTTACTTATGCCTTTATTTCTCTGTTCATAATCAGTATATGACATAGCTCTCTTGAAAGCCTTATCAAATATGTATAGCTTTCTACTTCTTTCATCAGCATATTCCTTTGTTTCTCTTTGAACTAAATCATGGCTTTCATTTCCTTCTTTACTTACTCTTTTAAATAGATTAAAACTGGCAGACTTTACACCTGTTATACCTAATTTATTTACATCATGCCCTAGTCTAATTAATTCTTTCTTTATAGCTGCTTCATTATTATCTATATAATCACTCATCTCTCTACTCCATCTTTCCTTAGCTTCTGTAGCTTCTATTAGATTAGACATAGCAACTTGTGGAATTAAACCATTATGTGAAGCTAATCCATGAGTAGGGTCTAAGAACCACATAGAAAACCAGTCTGTATCCCTTAAACCTTCTTCTGTATGAAATACATCTTTATACTTTTGTTTTTTGTCTCCGTAGGTTTGTTTAATTAGGGGATTATCATTTATATTTATTTCAGATAATTCTTTTTCTCTTTCTTCAACTATATTTTTAAATCCTACTGCTTTAGTTGCCCATTTTCCAAAAGCATTTCTGGTATCTTCATCTATCTTATATGTACTAGTATACTCTCCATCTTCATTAGTTTCAAAAATATCATCTCTATCAAAAAATGGATTAGTATTACTACTATCAAATTTACCTGAATTTTCTATAAACTGTATTATTCTATTAGCCTCTGTAATATCTTCAATCTTGTTAGATTTAGATAATTCATTTAATCTATCTAAATCCTTTTCCATATAGTAGCTAACAGGTTTGGCTTTAGTCCTCATCTCCTCTAATTCATCCTCAAGTCCTTTTACTCCTATTTCCTCATTACCACTTATAAGTAACTTTAATTCTCTCTCTTTCTTATTTAAAGCTTCTAATCTCTCTTTACTAATACCTACTACTTTCTTCTGCCCTTTTATAATTCCTAACTGCTCTTTATAATTTCCTAACTGAATAGTTTTATGTTGTATATATTTTTCAGTTATACCTGCAAATATATTATCATTATTATTATCTCTATTATTAGGCCCAGTATTATTGTTTACATCATCTCTTTCTTCCTCATCATTTAAACTAGCAGATAATAAGGTATTATCACCTATTGTAGGATTAATTAATTTATTAAATTCATATTGAGTGTAAGCAGGGTTTACACTAAATGTAACTGTAATAGGATCATATACTGATCTGTCATTAATAGTACCTCTTACTTGTCCTTGAAAAGATTGTTTAGTTCTTTCTACTAATTCCTTAGCTATAGCTTTAGATATATCTCTTCTAGTAGCTTTAGTCCTAGGATTATCTACTACACCATTTATCTGTACAGTATCATCCATTACTCTGGTAAAAGTATATCTTCTATCAGTTAATTCATCGAAAACCTTATCCAGTATAGCTTTTTCTACATCTCTAGAGCATGGCATATTATATACATTTTTCTTCTATGATATTAAGTGTCTTATTGGGGAAAGTGGTAGGGCTAAAATTAGGTTCTTCATCATTAAAGAAAGTATCCTCCTCAAAATTGTCTACATCATCCTTCATCTTCTGATTCTCTTTACTGATATTTGACTTATCATTCTCATTTTCTACAAACTCGAAGATACTATTAAAAGCCTGAACTGTAGCAGTATCATTTGAGAAATTAATTCCCATTTTATTCAATAAATCAAGGACGATAGCCTTGAATCTTTCGAGAAAAGTTTTCCCTGACTGCTTAAATTCGTCTCTGGCGAGGTATTTTTGAAAATCTTTGTTGGTAAAAGTGTGAGCCATGAACTCATATATATTTATTAGTCCATATTTAGTCATTAATTCATCTTTAGTGATATTACTATTAGAATTAACTTTCCTAAGTACATCTTGTAGCTCTTGTGTATCTACTTTAGACCTTACATTATTATATAGTCTAACTATATCACTCACATAAGCAGGAGCATTTAGCTGTACATCTACTGAACCATTTGGATTTTGAGTAATATATTTATTAATCTGATTTACAGTCAGGCTATGAGTAACCTCTTCTAGAATTACTCTAGCTCTTTCTTCTAAGTTCTTATTCTGTAAGTTCTTATTATTAATATATATTGTATCCTCATCACCTAAATATACTCCATAAAAGTTAGTTTTACCTGCTAAACCTGTAGCAGTGTCTATTTTAGTTTCTCCTACAAATGGAGCTAGATGAGTAGCTAACTCTGAATATCCTGCTATATTACTATCTACAATACTCTGTAGTACAGTCTCTATATTCTTAGATGCTACTTTAAAAGGATCAACATCTCTCTGCTGTTCTACTATAGTTCCAGAAGATTGTTGAGGCTGTATCTGTAGTTTAACATTACCATTTATAATACTAGTACCTATACCTTGACCTAGTTGATACTCATCCATACCAAAAGTACCCAAAGTAGCTACTCTAGTATATTTATTACCATCAAACCAGTATAGCTGTTGTTTATCTTTTTTAGTTTTGCCAAACTGATTGTATATGGAAACAAAAGCTGGACTCTCATAATCTACTAGCTTAAATGTTTGAAGATTATCTAATGAATGTTTTCCAGTGTAAGTTTGTTCTTTAGTTTTTTTATCCCAATTATCATTATCATATTTAGTCTTAACTTTATTGGCAGTATGTTGTACATACTGCATTGGAAATTCATTTAATAAATGTTCCTGATTCTCTGGATTTGCTACATTAATAGATAAACCTAAAGACCTTTCAAGATTATTACTAACCCAATTAGAGTATCCTACTATATTAAGATATGATACAGGAATATACTTTGCAAATTGTATAGCTTCCTGTGTGGAATTTCCTAAGTAAGTATAAGCTATTAAATCTTGAGCTAAAGTATCTAATGTATACTTCTTATTACCTATCTGTGGTAGCTCTAAAGTTCCATTTCTACCATTCTTTATTAATAACTGTGTAAGACCTTCATATAAATATTGTTCATCAAATTGTTCTCCAGAAGCATTATTATATTTAATTAAAGAAGGTTGTCCATCCTTATTAATTTTATATTCAAAACTATTTAATAGCATATTAGTTTTTATATACCTATCTATTACATCATTTCCACTAGTCTGCATTAGTTGTTGCATATACTTAGCTAATGATGTATTAGTATCACTATCTATATATAATCTCTCTCTTTCTCTATTTACATTATCTGTATTAGAAACTATACCATTTTTATTAGAACTAGATAGGTATTTTTTAATATGTCTAAATACTTCTTGTTTAGTTTCTACAACTCTAGTAGATGACATATCTTCTGAACCTACATTGTCTATTACTTGTTTAAATATATTCTGCATTATATCAGTATCATAAGGAAAATACCTTCTCCATAGATTATAAGCTGTCATAGTAGCTTTTACATTAAAAGCCCCCATAACTGTATTAGGTTTTACATAGAAATTTCCCATAAGAGTATATCCTTCTGGAGCTTCTTCTACATTGGCTTTATCTATATAATCTCCTATTAAAGTATCTGCATTAATAATTATACCTGATGGATAGCCTAATCCATTTATAGTATTTTTTTTCTCTATAACATCAAAGAATGATTTACCTAAACTATTATTCTTAAAGTTAATAGCAGATTCTATTTTACCTATCTTTTCACCATAAGTTTTCATTTCTAGGAATCTTCTAAGTACTGCTGCTTGCAATTTACCATTAGGAGCTTCTGATTTAATAGCTTCTATAAAATTACTGTTAGTCATTTGACTTGACATAAGTTCATCATAGTTATCTTCAAGTTCTTCTACTTCTCTAGGATCATATTTTCTAATAAGACTATCAATTATTTTAGCTTCTTTATTCTTATCATATTTAGCCATAATAGAACCACCATTCTGCATATTTCTTACATATTCTCTAATTATGGGCTGGCTTAGGAATAAAAAGGGAATTGAATCTACGATTTTTCCATCTCCTATATCTACTTTATCTCCTTTATCTATACCTTGATGTATAAATACTTTATCTACATTCATAGTAAGGTTATTAAGATTTACCTTACCCATTACATTTAAAGATGCATTATCTACTGCAATGTTCTGTCTTTCTGAGATTACTTCTGAATTACTTCTATCTCCATCTATAGTCATAGAGCTACCCATAATACCAGTAGATTGTACATTACCAAACTTAAATACCTTATCTATATATTTAGTATTTTCATCTTCTATTATTGCTTCTCTTAGGATTAATGGTCTACCATTAGATTTAGCCTGTTGAAATAGAGAGTGACCTACTACGTCTAATGAATATATACCTTTGCCTATTTTACCACTAGCTCCCATAAGCATAGCTTCCTTCTGATATTCAGTAGATAAAGGAGACCATATTTCATTCTTATCTTTATCACTAATAAGACTATTAATAAAATTAGCTTGATCTTCTGCATATTGAGTACCCAAGCTCTTATTAATCTTAGATTGCATTTTATTACTAGGATTTTCATACACAGCTCTAGTAATCTTAATAATTTTATTGTGTAATAGTTTCTCATTAAAAGAAGAATTAGCTTTCTTTAATTTATTATCTTCATTGATCTCTTCTTCATTATACTCTGGAGTTAATTCGTTAGCTAAATCTGTAATTAGTCCTTCTTTAGTATTAATAGCTTCATCTAATATCTCTGTTTTATGTTTTTCATTTAATACTTCAAACTTACCATCTTTATTAACTCTAGTCCATAGATTATAGAGATTCTCTTTATCAATATCAATGTCCAGTCCTTTTTGAGTAACAAATGTATTAGGTACTATAATTAAATCTCCCATAGTATGTGGTAGAAAACCAGCTATTTCTATTCTAGTACCTGATTGATGTCCTGAAGTTGGTATTCTAAAGGATAAACTAGATAATAATTCCTTATCAAACATCTCTTCTTTAAGAGTAAGATGCCCATTATCATTGTTAGTATATTTACTATCTAACAAATCTATCAGTTCTCCATTATTATCTCTAAACTTTGAAGGTAAAAATACCTGAGCCATTTGTAATTTACCATCTATAGTATTAGTAGCTTTCAATCTCTGTCCATCCCATGCAGAGGTAAATACAATATTTGATTTTTCTTTTTGAGTTAAATCTCCTAATCCTTTCCTTTGTATAAATCCTTCTTCTGAACCTGTAACTAGACTAGTTCCCGGTAATTTCATAGCCACCATTCTATTACCAATAATAGAATTAAGCATAGCTTCAAATCTATTACTATTTGCACTAGCCCAAAGAGGTAAAGTAAATGTTCCAGTCTTAGTATCTAATTTTAAAGCTTTAATATCTTGTAGTGGATAATTCCTTTTTAAAGCTTCATTATTTAATAAATTCTGTAATTTATTAGTAGTCTCTGCTTCATCAATAGGAACGCCATTCTCTTTTAATCCTAGTTCATCAAATATTTCTCCTTGTTTTAGATCAATTAAATCCATGAAAGCATTGGTATATTGCTCATATAACTCTTTTCCAGTATACTCTTTACCATCTAGATTAAATCCGTCTATATCCATTACTCCATCACCAAATAGTATTTTCATTAACTGAGTACCTAAAGTAACAGTATCTACTTTATTCTTATAAGATTTATAAGGAACATCTTGCTGAATACCATAGCCTTCTCTATCTAGAACTAAAGAACTATCTTCTATTTTATCTAAAGCTTCTTGATTAATAGTACCATCTTTATTCCATATATCAGCAGCATTATTCATACTACCTACTTTATTAGCAGTTTGATAAGAAGCTCTTACATTAAGACCTTTCTTCTCAATTTGTTCCATTTTCTTCCTTAACTTATCTATTTCAAAACCTTTAGTAAGCTGTGGTATTAGAGGAAAACTAGAAGATTTAATATATACAGTTCTCATTACATCTTGTTCAGGATCATATATTTGTCCTGTATATCTGGGCTTTAATGGCTGCATTACTTTTCTTACTATCTCCATTTCCCTATCAGAAAAATCTTTACCAGAAGATATTAATTTTCTGGCTATGTCTATATCTTCTGGAGTTATATCCATTAGAAAATCAGCAGTTTTACCAAGTCTAGTAATGTTATCTAGGTGTTCTTTCCATGTAGTATATTCCTGAGCATCTGCACTTTTAATTTCTCTAAATGCATCTACTTTATCTTTACCATATAGTTTCTCTAAGTAGTCTATGTTACTGGCAGAAGATACTTTATCTTTTATAAATAATTGTTTATACCTATCTCCTTTAGAGTTTGCAAGTTTATGTGCAGGAGCTACTTGATTAGCTAGTCTTTTAGTTACGTTATTAAAACTATCTTTTATTTTTTGTATAGAATCTATTGACTTTGATTTAAAATATAGAGCTGGATCACCTGCAAATAGCATCATATTATTTGCATTGGCTATGAGAGAGTTTATCTCATAATCCATAGCAGCATATTTTAATTTATCTGCATTAGAAGCATCTCCAAATTTATTGGCATACTTCTTATCCATAAAGTCTATATATTTATTTCCTTGTCTATCCTGCACTTCTTTTATACCTATTTCATTCCATACTTGTAATTTCTTACTTACTAATCCATCTATAGATTTCCTTATAGTATCATATACAGCATCTTTAATTTCACTACTTTCTACTAGTTGTGTATTATAATAATAAGGATTTGACATTATAGCATCTGTAAGTTTAAGACCTCCTTTAGCCATAACATTATTCATCTCAGGTATAATAAAGAACATCTTAGCTCCCTTCTCATAATCTGTAATATTATTAACTTCTTTTTCTTTCATTCTCAAAGCAAACTTAGACATTCTTTCTAGTTCAGGTTTTACAGTTTGCTCATATATAGTTTTAATTAATTGATCTGACATACCATCTTGTAAATCCGTAGTATTTAGATTCAATACAGCAGTTTCAAAGTCTAGCATTATAGATTTATCAGAAGAAGTTAATCCAGCCATTGTAGACATTCTAAGAGGTATAGTAGTACCGGGATAGTTACTGTTATCAGCTTTACCATATCTGATAACCTTATCATTCATAAATGCAAACTTTTCCCACTTAGCCAATTCATGATCCATTGGAGAAAGATCCATTATACTAGCCCTATTTCTATAAGACTTCTTACCTTCTTCCCTTAGAGTTTCTGCTCCATCTGTCTTTACTCCAAACTGTTCTTTAAACTTATTATCATCTAATAAAAATAGCCATAATGAATCCTTTGAGAAGGATACTTTACCTAATTGTTCTCTTATAGGACTATTTATATCTACCAAATCTAATGCCCTATCAGTAGCAAATTTAGGTGCAGTTAACCCCCAATATGTTTTATTATTAGCTCTGAATCCACTAGATACTTCTTCTGTATTATACCTAGCTTCTAAATTAGCTAGAGATTCTATAACACTATTATCTAGAGGGTTACCACCATATACTGTAAAGTCAATTAGCCCATTAGTATTAACTAGGTTTTTAAGTGAGTTATATAGGATACCATATAAACCATTAGTATTACCTACTTCCATTAGTTGCTTAGGCTTTACTCTCTGTTTATTATGTATTAAACCATCTCTTTGTAGTACTTCCAGTGTTTTAGGTGTAAGAGTTATACCAAATGCATTTAGCCATTTCTCTATTTGACTATTAGTAGGTAGTATTTGTCTATCTAGACTACTAATTTTATATTTACCGTTACCTAGAGATGTAATCTGAAAGTCTCTATTAAACATAGAGAACTGCATTCTGTCAGATTTCTTAATTATATTACTCTTTAATTCATTCAATAAGCTTCCAATAGGTGTAAGGGTAATAGAAGTAGCAAGAGTAACAGCTTTAACAGCTTCCCTTATTCCACTTAAATCTGTTTGAACAACAGGGATATTAAGACCAATCCAGTCCTCATAAGTAGCTATTAAACTATTAGCCTTATCTACATTTAGAATATCATTACCATTACTATCTCTTATAAAGAGATTATAATTAGAGTTACTAGTAAGATTATTTTTCCAGTTTTCCTGTACTTTATCAGCTATTCCATTAGTATTAGTATTTTCTACTCTTACATTCCAAGAACTAGTCTTTCTATCAAAAGCTAGTGTAGTATGTATCATTCTAAGCCTAGTAAAAGACATAGCAGAAACAAACTGATTTTTTTTCTGTTCACTTAAACTAGTATCTTCCAATTTATTAATAACAGCTTGCATCCAATTGTACTTATCAGTAAGTGTCCTTAACTTATCTAACATTGTTTTAAAGTCAGAAGGAGTATCTACTAAACTATTTTGTAAGCTAGTAACTATCTGAGCAGAAGGAGTATACAGAGGACGACCTAAAAAACCTACAGCTAAATTATCTTCCTTATCATATTTTCTTATATCACCAAAAAATCTTCTCATTGCATAAGTTACCTTATTGTTTGGGGATTCTGCAAGTACATCAGTATAGAAATCAGTAGGATTTTCAGTATCCTTATCAGCATACTCATAGTAATTATCTTCACTTTCATTTACTTCCAGCTTTTCTCTACTCTGCTTTATTCCTGTATACTTATCTACAAAAGTAAATGCCATATTCTCTAAGGTCTTATAGTTACTATTTATAGAATCTACCTTTTCTATTCTAAGTTTTGCATCATTAATAAGTCCTTGTATACCATTATTCTGTAGTTCCTCGGTAGTCATAGTATTTGCTATACTATTTAAATAATCTATGGCTTCCTGGTCTCCTTTTTTAACTGATAGTATATTATCAGTAAAAGACCTTTTAATTTCTGCTTGTAAATCTGCTTTATTTACTTTACCACTATCAAAATTTACTTTACTAATTATACTAGTATAAATATCAGTCACTATAGTATTTTGTTCTATAGGGTCTAATCCAGCTATATTATCTAGCTCCTTAGATAAATCATTCTTCTGAGCATCATCTAATACAGTAGGAGATAAAGTATAGATAGTACTCCTACCTAAATCTGTGCCTAGTCTTTTCTTAATCTCATCTATTTTAGCTTTAGCTTCATCACTTAATCCTATTACATTTATTTCTATAGGATTAACTGGCTGATTTACTTTTACAGGTTCAGTTTTTTCAATTTTAGTTTCTTCTTTTATCTGCCCATTTATTTGTGCATTAAGCCTTTTCTCAGTGTCAAAGGTTATAACTGGCTGCATATTAGTAACATAGTTAGGCTTTTCCTCTGTACCAATATTATAACTCTTTAAATTAGTGGTAAATTTATCTAATAAGTAATCACGATAACTTTTAGCAGCTACCTCTGTACTAGGAACTCCTGTTTTGGGGTCTCTAACAATATTTATTATGGGTTTAGGTTCAGCTAAATTAGTAGGATAGCTATCTATATCTAGATTATTTTCAAACCAAGCTAATCTATTAGGGTATGTAGTATTAACTATCTTATTATCTATTTTTTCTGATACTGTGATAGGTTTAATTAAATCTAAAACTGTTTTCTTAGCAGTAGCTTCGGAAGCTCTATTTATAAATTTAGAATATACCTTAGCATCCTCATCAGCTAGTTGACCAGCTTTCTCCACATTTATACCTTCACTAATATACTGTCTAAAAGATTTTTCTCTTATTTTCTGATCTATATACATAGCTACACCAGCTTGTCCAAATACTATATTATTTCCTCCTATAAAGGTAATAAATGGAGTACTGTGAGCTAAAGAACTTTTAGCCATCCTATCTACATCAGCATTTGAATTAGCTCCACTAAAAGTCTGTACTCTTATAAAATGAGATAAGTAAGTTCTTAGTCCGTCTCTAGTGGTAATATCTAGTCCCATACCACTTTTTATATTATCTATAATAGTTTTATAACTAGGATTTTTACTATCTATATATATGTATATAGCATTAAATATATTCTGTTGAGTAGTTTTATCTATCTTACCTTTAAATATTGGTGAAGCTATGAATGTTTTTACTCCATCTTTTAATCCATACCTTCTCACATCCAATATTTGTCCTTTAGTAAAAGGCTTATTAGGATCATTTACTAAGGCTGTACTGTCATTAGGAAATTCTATAGTATTTCTGCTACTATTAAGAGTAGAGCCATTAGTCATGGCTACCATTAATTGAGTTTGAGGATTAGCTTCTCTTAATGTAATAGGTGGATTATCTTTATTTCTGTCTATTAAACCTTCAAAAGTAGTTTGTCTCTTACCAGTAATAATACTAGGAGTGGAATGTGTAGAACTACTTATAACTTCTTCTCTTATAGCTCTAAGATTAGCTATAGCCTGTTTCATACCATCAGGCTTACTTTGAAGAAAATTATTAGGAGAAATCCATTGTACATCATGTACAAACATAATACCTTTACCTCCATTACTAAAATCTCTAGGATAATGGATCATTGGTATTTTATCTTTATACTCCTGAGAATTTACAAAATCTTGCCCATGTTCAGCAACTTTTTCTGCTACCCATTGTCCAAATGGCATAGATTTTACATACTCTCCAATTCCATTAAATATAGATACAGGTATTCTATCAACTCCTATAGGAATCTTAATATCTGTTCTAGTACCTTTATTAGTTGAGTCAGGGTCTAGGATAATATCACTATTAATCCACTCGTTATTACCTTCTCCCATTTGCCCAGTGTACTCAAAATTTATTTTTCTAGTACCATCCTCTTGATCTGTATAAGTTCTTTGGCTAGGTCTACTTACATAAGCACCAGTAGGAGCAGTTTCATCTAATACTCTACTATTATATTCATATATTGGTTGATTATTATTATCAAATCCTTCTGGTTGTCCTTGTTTCTCTACTATATCATCAGTTACTCCATTAGTAGCTGTAGTCAATTTATTAGGATCGTTTACTATTAAATCACTAGCAGCAGTCATTATATCATCGGCATATACATTACCAAATATCTTATCTTGTATAAGATTGGCTTCTTCATCTGATAAACTTTTACCATTCCCTCTATATCCATATTTCAATGCCTCATATATATTCTCTGTATTTTCTAGACCTTTTAGTTTAGCAAACTCTCTTACTAGGTCTTCAAATGAATTTTTACCTCCTAGTTTATTTAATAATCCAGCTACACCAGCTTTTATTTTATCTTTAGCTTCCTGACTAGAACTATTAAAATCGTAAACTACAGGAGCTAATTGAAATACTTTTTCTCCAAATACATCAGGTATAGAAGCACTATCAGTCTGTATAGGAGTTTGGTAATCAGTATCATCATCTCCTAAACTAGAGTTACCATCTATTACATTATTATTAGCATTTTGTATTATAGTATCTGCAAGAAAATTACTTTCTTCATCATCTACTCTGGCATCTCCTAATTTCTGTGCTACTTCATTACTTCTATCTGCACTAGCACTTATCTCTACTTCCTTTTGTTTAGCTGCTTCTACTATATCAGCAGTAGGTTTTGCTACTTTACCTTTTTTATTCTTAATAGGAGCTTCAACATTATTTTTTACTTGATCTACAGTTTTAGCATGTTTTATAGCCTGTTTAGTCTTATCCTTTATATATTCAGGATTACTCCACAGACCAATATTTTTTCTCTTTAAGGCTATGGAATTTTCTAGATTCTCTTTATTGTATAAAGATTGAAGATACTCTGTATTAAGTTCAGAATCAGTATTACCACCTATTCTAGCTCTTAGTATATCATTATCTGTTTCTTTATCTTTTGCATTATAATTCTCATCTGCTTGTACCTCTGCTAATCTAGTAGATAATTCAGACCTTTTATTTTCATTATTATCAATTAGTTTGCTTATATTTTCTTTTTCTCTATCATCAACAGTTGCTTTATATAATCTACTTAATCTATCTTGTTCTAATTTAGAAGCTTGTAATTCATAATCAATATCATGTATTTGTTTACCACTTGGAGATAATTGATTGTATTCTGCTAGTTTATTTTTATTGGCTAATACTTCTACATTAGAATCTGCTAACTCATTTTGCATTCTATTAAGCATGAAATGGTCATAAGTTATAGCAGGAACGAAATTTTTATTATATTTTCCTTTTACATTATCATATATTGACTTCATTAGTTTAGTATCATCAATATAATTTTTAAAGGACTCCTTGTTAATCTCTACTGTATCTGGATTATCTTCTTTAGTAATATTAAAAAATCCTGTATCTTGTAAAGAAGTAGTCTTACCCTCATTAAGTTCTCCTAGAGTAGCTTCTAGAAAATTCAATCTACTAGTATAAGCTGTATTTTTGTCTAATTCTTCATCTGAATGTATTCTAGAAAGGGTATCTAAAGCATTGTATACTCTTCTTGACTGTGCTGCTTCTTGTACTTTTCCAGCTTTATCTAACTCAGATATTTTGTCTTGCATACCTGCATTCATCATACCTGCTTCCTTCACATAATTCTTATTAATAGCATTCATCTTCCCTACTCTATTACCAGTAGTAATTCTATTAATCATGTTCATACCAACTCCTAATACTGGAGCAGCAAGTACACCTCCTATATAACTATTCCAAAAATCATCTGACTTAGTTGATTTACCTAGTCTCTGCATGAAATTATTACCATCATCCATTCCTCCTAGTACATTAGCATAATGCTGTCCTTCATCTTGAGCTACTTGTTGTACACCTTCTTCTAATCCTTCTATATTAGCTCCTATTAGTTTATCTACTGTCCATCCAGCAGCTCTACCTAATTTACTTTTACCAAATACTCCTGCTATACCCTCTAATCCTCTTTCTACCCAATTAGTAGCAGAACCACTTATAGGATTAAACACCATAGTTCTATAGGACAATATATCAAGTGGTAACAGAGCTAGATTCCATTTATAATCTAACTTAGCTCCTTCACTGGCTAAATGTTTCTTTTCTTCTTCTGTAAATACTTTACCTCCAGTTTGATTAGGATCACTTAATGATTGGTATATTTGGTCATAATTCTGCATTCCTTCCATTTTAGACTCATTAAGTCTATTCATTACACCAAATATAGTAGCTGCGCTTTTTAATCCTTTAGCTGCTTCAAAAGCTTCATTAAGTTTAGCTGCTCCTTCTGCTCCTGTGCCTATACTTTTAATTACTTTACCTAATCTAGTAATAGCTGCTGCTGTTCCCATACCTCCAGTAGCATATTCTATAGCTGCTGTTTCTGCTAGAGCTTCTACTCCCATACCTAAACTAGTACCTAAGCTAGCCCATTGCTTTGACCACCATGCAGGATCACTTAGATTAACTGAATTTGGGTCTTTTTCAAATATTTAATTTCTCTCAGCTACACCATTAGCCCAATTCTGCATATCTCTATTAGTAATACCCAAAAAAGATGATTCAAAATTTGTATCTTCTCCATTTAATAAACTTTTTGCTGTATCAAAATTGGAAACTAAATCAAATGTATTAGCTAATCCCTGACCAAAAGAAGATAGAACATTAGCTCCAAACTGTTCTGTACCTCTACCTAATTTAGTTAAAGTACTTTGTTTCTCAGAAGATATTTTATCTATATTAGTATCAAATGGACTAGGATTATCCAGATATTCATAATATTTATTAGATGGATCAAAATTATAATCAGAAGAAAAATCAGGATTATTTGATTTCTCTAATGAAGACATTGGTGAAGATTTAACATTATTAAATATATCTCCTAGTAAATCTACAGGTTGTAAAGTTTCTCTTTTACTCTTTCCCATTACTTATTTTTGTTTTTTACTACCTCTGTTTAAAACATCTACTATATCAGCTTTAGATGCAAAATAGTTACCTATTATATTACCTTTCTCATCTATATTGGGTACAGTTCTCCAGCCATCCTTACTTTCTATCTCTAGTTTCCATCCAGCAGTTCCCACTTTAGTTATACCTATTTTAGCACTACCGCTAGGTAAATCTATAGTTTTATATATAGTACTACTTAATTTAGAAGGATCATCTCCATCTCCCTGTATAATTTCATTAGTAGCTTGATTTACAACACTAAAATAAGGACTACTCCAAGTACTTACTAATTGTTTTACTCCTTTATCTCCACTAGTTGCCCAATCTCCTACTAATTTATTTCTTACTATATCTGCTGATTTACCTGTAGGTGTTATAATTATATTTTTACCTTTGTACTTAGCATATATATTCATAGTACCACTATTACTAGAAGTAGGACCAGCCCCAGTTATCTGTAAATCTTTGTCATCTCCTGTTAACTTACCATCTCTAAAGCTAAGTGTTTCTTGTCCTGTATTTGGATCAATTATTTTAAATGTAGCTGGATCAGCGTTTATAGCTGATCTTAAAAACTTATCATCATTATCAGTAGTTTGTACTAAAAATTCTCCTTTAGTTTTCTCTTTAGTAGCATCTAATAGATTATTCTTATATTTATCATCTACTGCTTTATTATATCTATTAATCTTTGCATTATCTACTAAATACTTTTGTCCCTCTTTAGTTCTATACAACTGTGCATCTGGTACTCCTAAGTTAGTTTTAAATTTATAGAAGTCCTCTTGTATTTTTCTCTGATTATTATATAAGTCCATATCGCTCTCTGGAACTACTTCCTTAACAGCATCAGTTTTAGCTCTGTCCATCCTCTGTCCTAAAGTCATTTGATCTGCCAGTTTGTCCTGTATCTGATTACTTATATAATTTGCTAGGTCTTGATCTCCATTATTTATGGCATCATGCTTACTTTTATACATAGAAATAAGACTACTATTATTATTTTTTAGTCTACTCTGTAGATTGCTTTCTACATCTTCTTTACTAGTACCTAAGTAACCATAAGGAGTATTAGTAGGCTGTGCTAGGATAGTAGCTTCTGTAACTCCTTTACCATCTTTCTTTTCTCCTTTACTCTTCAATGCAGCTTTTTCCTGCATTTCACTTAGTCTATTAAGATGTTTTATACCTTCCATACTTACATCATGACCAAATCCTCTCTGTTGTCTAGCATCTTCTCTACCTTGCACCATTAAGGAGTTAGCATAACTATTGTTTCTATATTTCTGAGAGTCCTCTACAGAAGTTCCTCCATATTGAGTAATAGCATTTTGTAAATATGGGGCTAGAAAACTTCCACTATCCCAATCTAATTTAGTTCTCCCACTTATGGTTTTAAGTTGATTATTTAGATTTTGTTGAGCTATAGCTGCTTCCTTTGGATGAGTTCTTTGTAATAAATTAATCCTATGCTGTTCTGTATCTCTTTTAACTTTTTCTTCATCAGTTAATTCTCCATTAGGAGATACAGTATATGGTGTTCTAAATTGACCAGATACATCTTTACCATCTATAACAGTTCCTTTTGGGTAATAAGCATTATTTATATAACCTATTTGAGACCTATCTCGTATATAATTTTGTACCCTAGGATCAGTCATTACTGCATTCGTAGCTACACTTAATATCTTTTCAGGAGGAATACCTTCCCAAGAGTGTTTTTCATCATCAAAATATGCCCCATCTATATTAGTAAATTCTTTAGTGTTCTTATCTTTGGTTATATTTTTTACAGCATCTCCTACAAGTTTATTAACATTTACAGAATTAGATAAAGATAATGTTTTATAAGGATTGTATTGTCCATTATTAAAGCTACCATTAAAATTATTGTCCATATAAGCTTTAGCTTTCTGTACTTCTTCTGGACTTAATCCTATAGGATTGCCATCCTTATCTACTCCACCTGTTTTATAATATAATTCTTGTTGTTGATCTAAAGTATCAAAAGCTTTTTTCCTAAGTCCATAGTTAGTTACATATTTATTTATAGCTCCACTTGTATAGTCAGTTTGTAGTTTTTGAGTTAAATCTCTAATTGCTCCTTGTTGTTTTCTCCAATTAGCAGGGTCTTTACTTATAGCATCTGTAATATTATTTGCCTGAGTATGATAGTTATTCATAAGCTCATTAGCCCCGGCTTCATCACCGGGAGCATAATCAAAAGTAAATGCTCCTATTTTATTTCCTTGTTCTAATTGTTGATCTATATATTGGTCATTAGCTCCTAACACTTGTGCCATGAGAGGAGTATCATTTCTGTACATATAGTCTACAGGAGTAGAATTAGATGTTCTATAAAATCTTCCCATTTTAGTTATTCATTAATTTGTATCTACCATTACTTCCCCTGCCTATTCTAATACCATTCTTAGTTAATAATCCTAGTAAATCTGCATCATCATTACCAGTTTGATGAATGTTAAGGTCTCTACCTATCTCCTGTACTCCTGTAGCCAGATTAGAATAATTAGCTTCCAAGTTACTAAAATAGTTATCCACATCCATTTTATTTTCAGCATCTACTTGAGCATCTCCAGCCATCTGTCTATAATCTGCTATATTATCTAATTGAGACCTTTGACCTAACACTCCTACCATATTTTTAGCATAGTTAGACCTAACATTAGCTCTAGCTTTATCTGCATTCATAGTAGTAATAGTATTTAAAGCTCTAGAAGTATTGATACTAGATGCACTATTATTATTTCTAGAGTAAGCACTATTAGCTCCAGTATCAATATCAGTTAATTCATTTCCTTCACTAGTAGCTAAATAATCCTGAGCAGCAGTATTATCATCTAAAGCATTATGTCCATATCCTCTAAATCTATTAATATTAGGAGGAGTAGCTCTGGCATTATTTTTAGTATTGATTAATGGTAATATACTTCCGAGTAATGTTCCAGTCATACCTACATAATCTCCTGCTGTCATACCTCTGTAGTCAGTTTCAGTAGGAATAGATGATACAGTAGGTCCAGTATATGGAGGTACTCCAGCTACAGGATCAATATATCCTAAAGAAGATACCATATCAGGATTCATACCTTCTATTGGTAATACATCCTTTACAATATCTCCATAAGCATATCTTTTAGACTCCCTAGTACTATTGTCTCTTTGTGGTGGTCTGTAAATATGATTAGCTACTTTTTGTAACATCATATCTTGAGCTTCTTCTCTATGTACATTTCTAGAAGTTCTATCTACAGTATTTTTAGATAGTTGATTAGGATATTTACTGCTAAGTATTTTCTCTACCCTCTTTAATCTTTTCTCTCTGTCCAGTTTCCTATCCTTCATAGACTTTCCATCTATCTGTAATCTATCAGAATACACTCTTGAACCATTAGGTAAGTTCATATCTACTCCACCTTGTTCATGACTGGGACCTTTTACAACTCCTACTCTTCCATCTGGAGTTTGTACAGCTTCTTTGCCTTCTACTTCTACATTACTATCAGTTTTACCACCATAGGCGTGATTCCATCTACTAGCATTTTGAGCAAATATAGCTCTCTTACGAGTTAAAGCATTTTTACTATGAGTAAGTTCTTCCGTAGTTTTACCAGTTCTTTTCTTTAAGGCATTAAATTTACCTCTATTTTTCTTCTTTATATGTATCCCTCCGTAAGCCATAGTTTCATCATCCTCACTGTCTTCATCTTCTGAATTTTCATACATTTGTAAAGCTTCTTCTGGAGTTATACCTTCCTGAGTAGCTATCTCCTGTATATTAGCAAATTCATTTTCATCTAAATCATCTATAGTTCCTCCATAAGCTTTTGTAGTAGCTGTACCTTCTGTACTAGGAATATAATTATTATACCTATCTCTATAAATATTAGAAGCTACTTCCATATAATTAGGATACATTCTACTAAAGTCTTTATTATTTAGTATAGTATCAGCATATCTATCATTACCAAATATAGTTTTAGCATTAGCAGAGAAAGCTTCTGGAGCAATACCTAACCTTCTAGCATTTGCCAATGCCCTAGATGTAGTACTACCTATCCAGTCCTGTCTAGCCCCTGTAATATTATTACCACCTTTAGCTACATCATCATCATAAGCTTGATAAAGCCTATCTACTCCCTTTAAGTTATATCTATCTAAAGCTTTGTTTATATCTGGTACATTAGTTGAACCTGAAAAGTTACTAAATTCAGTTAACTGTTCCGGTGTCAATACGGGTAATGGTTTAGATTTTTTTTCTTTAGGATCACCACCACCGTAAGCCATTTTTAGAATGTATTTTCTACTTTTCATAATTAAATGTAATTATTTATATTTTCATTCTGAAACTTGTTGAGTATCTATAGAATAGTTAAGACCTAAATTAATTCCATTAAAGTTATCAAATATTAGTCGTATTACAACGAATTTACCTGAGAAAGTTTTCCTTTCATACCATTGCTTTCTAGTAGCTACCACATTAGCATTTACAATTTTATCTATAAAGTATTTATCCTTTATATCTTCCCAATTAGATGAGAATAGAGATTTATTATAGTCTGCAACTTGATCTCTAAAAGCATTAAGATTCCAGTTCTCACCTTCTTTTGATATTAAAATAGAACCATTAGTTACTTTAATCTGATTAGAGTACCAATTTGCAGGACTAGCTTCTGTTTGTTTAACTACTAGAAGTAATTCTTTTGAACTTTGGGAATTATTGTATAGGAGTATCTTATTGAATGTTACTAATCTCCTATTTATAAAATCCTTAGTAACACTATCCCACTCTCTTGCATCTGTTTGTATAGTCATATCCTCATAAGTATTATCCATTAATGGATTAACTATGGCTACTCTCTCTACTATAAATTGATATTGTACTCCATAGAAGTTACCATAACTTCCTATTTGATTATGTTTCCATATAGTACTATCACTACCTGAATACAAAGCATCTTTACTAGTAATAAAGAAATTAGGTAAGTAACTATGCCATGATGTCCAACTTCTATTATTTATAGAATATGACAATGTTATAGATTTATTTTCAAAGTAATCAACATTATTAAAGCTCAAAGGAGCTATACCTACATAAAATACTCCATTAGTACTATTATATCTAAATACTCCATCATCATTTATAGGAATATCTGTAGTAAGTATTAAAGTATCTAATTTATCAGGTAATATCAGAAAATCTTTCTTTGAGAATATTACTCTATTATATTCTTTATCATAACTAGATATATAACCTATACCAGAAGGATTAGCTGGATTATTTTTATTTTTAAAATCTATACCAAAACTATCATACATCTGCTTAACTAGGGAGGATGTGATAGTGTTAGATAGATAGCTATCTAAGCCTACACTAAGATATTTTATTCCTTCTGAGTGTAGATATATTTTATTTTCTAGTTCACTTAGAGAAAAAACCCCTATGTCTGTCTTTATGGTAGCCCATTTATGTTGTGTACCAGCAGTACCTAAAGTAGAATCCACTACTTTCCTAGGAGGTATAGATAGAAAGTTACCTGTACCTATGAAAGAAACTATTTCATTAGTAACTCTTTCCTGTATATTAGCAGGTTGCTGCCATAGAGCTTCCGTTGTATGTACAAATAGGTTATTACCTAATCTATATAGATTGGTAATTTCTCCATGTTCACCTTCTATATCTGAATAGTTATTAGGTAAAAATGCTCTATAATTATCTATTTTTTCTTCTTGGAAACTCTGTTCACTAAACCACCTTCTTAAAGGATATTCTTCGTTAAAATCAGCACAGCAATCATATTCTATAGGTAAATGGAAGAAGATTTTCTGTTTATTAAATCTAGTATAATCTAAGTTTATATCATAAAACTCTGCTCCTGCATATCCTTTATATAGTCTACCAGCACCTTGATCTCTATCTAGAGTAGTCATTTTCTCAGTCAGATATGTCCTAAATTCAGGCTCACTATAAGGCTGTGGAGCATCTACAAAATCACTTACTCCACTAGTAAGTCCAACTCTTAATCCAAATGGTACACTAGTTTCTATATAAACATTAGATACTCTATCAGCAAACCATCTTATAGTGTCATCTTCTTGACTCAATCCTTCTCTTACAGTTTCATATACTCCACCATCTGTTACAGTATCCTTTAGTCCTTTTTCATAATCAGTCTCAGTCATATTTTTAAACTGCTCAAATTTAATACCACTAACAGCTAAAGTAACTCCGTAAGATATAGCAAGAGTAGTTAGGGAAGTTGCTGCTGCTATTAATGCAGGACTTAAAGGAGCTAATACTCCAGTTGCTACAGTAATAATAGAAGCAGCTATTAATACAGCACCTACTATAATTTTCCATAAACTACTTTTCTTAGGTCTATCAGCCACTACTATATCATAAAATACAGAACTAACCATATTTAAAGCAGATATTTGAGCATCTCCATTATACACTCTAAAATCATTTATTACATTCAAATCATTAAACATAACTGGATTGTTATGTTCTTTATAGTATGCTCTAGTAAGAAAATTACTATATGAGCTAGTACTGCTTTTTACCATAGAAGCATAGAATAACGCATTACCATTACTTCCATCTACATTTGCTAATTTATTAGTATCATAAGTTGAATCAGACAAATACATACCTATCTTATTATCTACTGATACATTATAGTAGGTAAAATCTGATATATTCTGATAAGATGCAGCATTTAGATAAAGTATATTAGATTTCAAAGGTAGAGTAACATCACTATTATCTAGACTAAAAGTTATATTATTATTCCTATAACCTATTATTAAGCTAAATCCATCATCATCTTTATTTTTCTTCTTATTTATATCTGGATTATAAGATGTACCTGCTTGTACATCTTGTATTAATACTCCTTTAGAGCCTCCTGCAAAAGTAACTCCTCCTCCACCATTACATGCAGAACCATCTGTATCAGATATAGTAGGCATATCTACACTATCTTGAGCATAAGTTCCTTCTATTTTGAACTCATCAAATTGTAATTTTTTATTGGAAAATTGAAATTCAGGATTAAAAAACCACAAACTCTTATTATCATATACCAATGTCTTACCTGAACTATTAACTCTACCACAGTTATCTACAGAATAATACTGTTTAGGCATTAATAATCCAAATGATACATATTGTTCATTCTTTACATTAGTACCTAATATAGCACTATCTACTACTAGTTTATCATCATCTGTTCTTTCGTTCCTAACTATATAAAAACCTACTACATCTTCTCTAGGTTTCTGTATATTAGAAAAACTAAGTCCAAATATTTCAGATACATCACTATTAATTGATGAAGATACTACATAACTTTCATAGGTTTCAGTTATTATAAACCTATCATTAGTTCCGGGCTGATATGAAGCTAATGTACTTCCACTATCTAACTCAGCATATTTTCCAGATATGAGACTAAGAGCTTGAGTATCATTATATACTATAATCTCTTTACTTCCAGTAACCATATCTTCTGTAAGTTCTCCTACAGATTGTAGTGTAGAACCTGCACCAGTAATTTGATAATTAAATATATAAGGTATTATAAGAGGAACAGGAGGAGAACCACCATCATCTGGATAGCTTGGACTAGGGGAGTAAGCAGGATTAAGGGTTATTACAACCTTTAGTCTATACTTAGTAATATCTGTAGTACTACCTGTGCTAGTTACCAATGGTTTATTAACTTCACTTCTAAATGGAAATCTGTGATGCCTAACAGGTGTACCTAAGAGTCTTTTATTGTCGCAATCAGTACCCCAATAATTATTAGATACACAATTATGTATATCTAGATAGCTAGAATCCAATTCATATACTTTCATTTGTGAAGTAGTATTATACACACTTCTACCGGGTATATGAAATGTTGGAGATATAGTACCATCATCAAATAAATATACTACACCTATTGAATATACTTCTCCCGGCATATATCCTCTATCTGTAAATGTACTACTAGGATTCTTTATATTAGGTTTACTATCAATACTATTTAATATAACCTGTTCTGTAACTAGATCGGTCTGTATTTTTGAAGCAAATTTTTGAAACTCACACCAATTAACACCTTTACCTTTGGTATTAGCTACTATTAATCTGTTCTCTAGTTGTTCTATATGCTGAGGAGCAAATATAATTTCATTATCTATTACTATATCTTCCAAGCTAGTCTCAAGTAATTCTGAGTCATTACCAGTATAAGTAAAATTACTATCATAGGTAGAGTATATATCTGATACTAATACCTTATCTACTTCTCCATTAGTATTAGATGCTCTAATAATAGCTACTCTATAGTAAGGAAAACTTTGGTCTAAGTTGGTTATATTTAGCTTAATAGACTTATTACTTCTAGGAAAACTCTGTGCAATGCTAGTTATATTTTTACTACCTCTTATTTTACCATAAGAATTACTAGTACTATCATTATATACGTTTATTGTATTGGAAGTAGTAATCCAAGAAGTAGGATTTAAGTCTTCATCCACTAGTTGTACTGCAAAATTATAAGAGCCAGATAGTACATTACCTGTCTCTATTATTTGAGGATTACTAAAGAAAGGTATTTTAGAGTATGTCTTTACTAAATTAAATGAATTTACATCCCATTTCTCACCTACAAATGTATCAGGATCACCACCAGACTTTAAGTAAAACTGATAATCAGGACTGTAGAAATTTTGAGGTCTATCCAGATTAAATGTTCTTAGTAAAGCTTTTCCATCTACCCAATATATAACTCTCTCTTTACCTTTTCTAATCCTAAACTCAATATCACATTGGTGAGCTATATCTAAACCTAATACAAAAGTATTTACTATAGGAGTGTATTTATCATTCTTATCTATTATACCTATTTCATCTCCTCCAGTAGTAGGATTAGTTAATATTACTAGTTTGTTATTATTGCCTATATATCTATTACCTATAGGTATATAACCACTAGTAAAACTATCACAAGCAAAGTTAGAAGGTTCATTAGATGTTTTATTCTTACCATCTATAACTTCATTAATAGCATTTAAAGCAAATCTACTAGTACCTTTAGGTTGATTTAATGGATCACAGTCCATAAATATACCTTTAGTTACCTCCGAAGCTGAACTATTATAAATTTCTTCTTTAGCCATTATTAAGTATTAATCAATAAAAATATTTCTACCTAAGCCTCTCCTGTGATTCCAAAATCTATCTTCTGGTTCATTCATCTTGCCAAAGAAATTGTAATAGTTATCTCTAGGTAACATATATTGTCTCTGCCTTTTAAAATTCTCATGTTCATCTACACCTACTAGCATCTTATCATTATTAGAAGCTTGTCCACAATACCAATCCCATTGTGAAGACCAATATTTCAACCTAGAATCAGCACCCTCTCTATTTTTATCAAAGTCATTCTCAGCTTTCTTCATGTTTATATAAGCAACTATAGCAGTAGTATGAGATATACTATCTGGTATTAATGGATAACCGCTTTCTGTATCAAGCATCTGCTTGTTAAAAGCTATAGCTATCTGACCACATTCAAAACTAAATCTTAATTTTGATCTATTTATAATAGTATATTCATCTTTATACTTACTATCATGATATGGAGAGCTTTCCGCTTCACTGCACACAATAGAATTAAAAAAACTGTGAGATTTTAGGATTACAGGGGTAAAATTTTGCCTACAGTAGTGAGAATTTGACCAGCCATAATATTCCATCTGTAAGTCAAAATATGGTCTGTAATAAGCTAGGTCGTACTCCACAATAGGCTGACCATGACAATCAAGCCAAACAGCATCATCCAAAATTGAAAGACAGTTTGTACAGTCTCCTTTTACCTTTTCAGCTTTACATTCAGCCTGTAGAATAGTAGGAGTTATACAATTAACTGTATTATCAATTCCAGTCCATCTATTATTTCTAGCTATCTGTATTATAGATTGAGTACCACTAGGTATATTACATTCATGTTTAACTACTTCTATAAATGCAACATGCTCTTCAAAAGACCTCTCTGTTTCCATAAACTCCAAAGCTTCTCCTACTTGCTCCACTATCTTATCTTCTGAAACAGTTTCAAGTATATTATCTGATAGTTTTGAAAATATCCTATTTATTGATATAAATTTATGCATCTATTTGTAGTTTATTTAATTAAAATCATCAGCTAATGATTTATCACTCTTTAATATAAAAGGGTCTTCTTCACTATATGTCTTTTTACTATAGTTAAACCACTCACTAGGTCCACCCTCCTTCATCTTATATCTACCATCAACAGATTTGGTAATTATAAAACCATTTTCTATTTCCTCTGTAGAAGTAGTAATGTTTTTCTCTATTATTATAGCTCCTTTAGGAGGTTTAAGTTCTTTAGTTTCAGAACTAGTACTAACACTAGTTCTAGTACTTACATATTTTTTAGTTCTACTATCCATAATTATGTTTTTACTATTAGATATTCCCTATTTTCTTCCTTAATAAGTCTAACTAATTCTCTTCTATTTTGTCTAGAAAAAGACATACCATATAATGTCTTATTCTTTATTACTACATTCTCTCTTGCCCAAGAGAAATTATATTTAATACCATTGCTATGTTCATTAAAACAATAAACTATAGTTTTATTTTCCTTAGCTACAGGGTCTCTAGCTTGTAGTTTCTTAGTTTCTCCCCAATCAGGAGCTATACCTTTTATCTCTCCATTCTTATCTATAAGAGGTTTAACTTTCTTACCTATAATACTAATTACTCCCATTTTCGCTCCTAATCTTACTTCAAATCCTTGGAATACTTTAGCCATTATAAACTGCATTAAACCATTAACTATATCCAAATAGATAGGTAATCCTTCTCTATAATCGCAATTAGGTATACTTTCTTTATAAAACTTCCTATAAAATGTATAACTATCTTTTATACAAACTGTCTTTAGCATCTTATTGTTCTTGTGGTTGTCTATGTATCATCTGATTACCTATTGATATATCATCATCTGAGTTGTTGTTTTTATCTTCTTTCATTTGTAGGAATATCATTAAATCATTCATACAAAGTTTGTTTACAGTATTCAATGTATCTCCATCTAAAGGAAAAATATAGTCCATAACATCCTTACATTTACACTCTTCGCAATCATTACATAAAGAAGGAAAATTAATAGCTTCTATAGGATCGTAAAACAATCCTCTTAAAGAAATCCCTTTTAACTTAGAATAAAAATTAATGTAAATCCGCTGATCCTGTATGTATGCACTTGGCTTTGTAGCTGTATATTTCTTGCCAGAACTGTATTTTAATGAACTAAATGAAGTAAGGTCAAATTTTATATTACCATCTATAGTAGTAATATCAGTTATGCTTTTACTATTTAAACCAGTAATAGGTGTGGGTATAGTATCTACTGTCCTTAATAGTATTTTATTACTAATAGTATTTTTGACACTCTCTAACTGTATACACTCTATACTTTGATAGCTCCATTCATTAATCTCCTGTTTCTTATTTATTTGCTGTTTTAATACAGTAGCTCTATTTTTTGTCAATAAACTATAGATATACCTAGAAGACATTCTACTATTTCTAGATTTAGCCCCTTTAGAGTACATTTCTTGTACTCCATTTATAGCCTCTCTTATAGTTAAATTTTCCATCTATTATGTTTTAGCCAATGTCTTAAATCACTAGTAAAATCTTGTAGTGGGTATATAGTATATGTTCCATCAGCTTTCAGATGAACTACTCTTCTATCTACTACGTTTAACCCTATTTCCTCTAACATTATCTGATACAGAGGAAGTTGTATTTGATATTTATTATATGCACTAGATGTTAAAAATTCAAATGGTTCTTTTAAAGTGTCGTAGGACTTAAATAGATCACCATTAGTTTTATAATCATCTATAACATATTCATTCTTTCCTACTGCCATTAGAGGTATATCCATAGTTCCAGCATAATTAAACTCCCTACTATATGCTCTAAGCTCTCTAAAGGATATTATATATTTACCTGCTAAATCTCTTATATAATTGATTCCAGCTACTTCTTGAGGACATCTAGGAGATTCTATACCAGTAAATTTCTCCATAAAATCATGCACATTTGTACCTAAAGTACATGCTGTCTGATTAATAGTTTGCCACCTATGTCTTAATTCATGTACTGTAACTTCTCTACCTTCTTCTTTACTAGCTTTCCTAGCTGATCCCGGTAACATCTTTTCTGCATCAAATTTATTCACAAACATATTAACTATACCACTGACTGAATAAGGTACTTTTATACCTTTCCAATAATACAAATGTTTCCGACTATCAAAAGATAAATCGGAAAACATCTGTAATATCTGCTGTTCAGTCTTCACTTCTTATGATTAGAGAAGTGTTACATTATTTTTAGCAGCAGAAGCTTTAATAACTTCTCTTAGTGCTGCTACTACATTATCATCAATAGTAGTAGTAGTTTTAGCAGCAGCAATCTGAGCTTCACTAAGACCAAAGTTAGCTACACCAATAGCTGCCCCATACAAACTAGGGTTATTAGTATACAAACTTTGTAATACATCTACTATAGGTTGTTTACCTACTAACTTGAATGCTGTAATCAGCATACTTACCAAATCGAAATTTTTCATGTTTGTTGTTTTTATTGATTGAAAATTGTTTACAAGTTTTTTTTTGCCATGTCATGTGAATCTAGTATGTCTGCTTTCTGCTGCAATTCATCTAATTGATCTGCTCCTATATGAACTACAGGTTGATCTTTCTTTAATATTTGACCTACATTATTAACACCAAATTTTCCAGTTATATATCCACCTATACTATAACATGCTACCTTTACATAAGGAAGCCATTCTGCCCAAGTAGGGAAATGTGGATGTTCCTGTAATAAACTAGATACTAAAAATCCTACTAAAGCCAATATCTGACCTATAGAAATATAGTATAATCCTTTAAGTACATCGTGCCATTTTACAGTACCTAAGCCTTTCTGTGGTATTGATGTTGCTGTTTCTGACATATTAGTTAGTTTTGTTTTTTAAATAATCGTTTTAATATACTCTTTCTTTTTGTATTTACTGTATCAATATACAAATCAGAAAGGGTATCATATCTTTTCTTCACATAAGTAAGTGAATCTGTTATAGGTACATATATAGGAATTGCTATGTATTTAACTACTATATTTACTTTTCTTCTTTTCTTTTTATTAAGTAAATTAAATATAGTATCTACATTGTTATTTACTTTTTTCATTCCCTGTGCTTTCATGTAGTTTGTTATCAAAGATACTGATTGCCACTGTTCTATCTTATCTAAAGCTCTAACAGAATCAGACCTACTATTTTCCCACCCTGTATTTTTATTATTATCATTTTGACCCATAACAAATGCAGTAATAATGCATGTTATTGTTAATAGTGTTAAAAAGGGATATAACTTCATTTTGTCTGTAGTTTATTTTTAATACTATCAAGAATCTTTCCAAAATTCTGATTTTGATTATATAGTTCAATGATAAACTTTGCTCTAAGCATTGCAGTATCTACCTTTAAATCTTGAACCATTCCCTTTAAGCTATCAGTTTTAAGTCTTTCAGTAGTCAAGTCTATTTTTAGCTGAGTAATTTCTATTAGGTTATCATTTAATTTCTCAGACCTATCATCCCTCATGATCCAAAACATTGCTACTATTGCACCTGATAAAACTATTACTGCAATAACAGTTAATCTCCCATAAGGGTCTTTTATTTTTGAAATAGCTCTTCCTGTCTCTTTTGTTAACATTCATATATTATTGAATTATTTTGGTATTCCTACTGTAAATCCATATCCTAATGCAGCTACAAAGTATATAGCTAGTATCCATGCAATTAGTCTTATAAATCTCTGCTTTTTCAAATTTGAGGGATTAATTGAAACAATAAATAGGATCATCGCTGCAAAACCCGGCACACCAATAAGAAAAATGAAAACTTCTGTCTGAGAAAGCCCAAAAATTGATAATAGATTCATGATTTTAGATTTTATTATTAAAGATAAATTAAATTACTTGTTTTTCCTTCTATAGTAGGCAATAATTTTTCCTGTGATAGATGCAGCTAATATAACAGCATATCCATACCATTTAAACTTACCAAATATCCTGTCAAGCTTTGCAGTTTCACCATTATAGAATAATTTTACATGCAATGCAAACTTATTTACGCCCATATCAAATAGTACATTTAGCCCTATACATATAATAAAATCCCACTTATCAAAAGGAAAATATTGGTATACTAACAATGCAGCAAATAATAATACTGCCATTGCCAATCTAAATGGATGCCATCTCCCTTTAGAGTTTTCAAATCCAGCTTTTTCATCCTCTATTTGAAATTTGGTATAAAATACTGAGCAAAATGTATAGAGAAGAGTTACTAAATATATCATATAAAGTTTTTTATTATTAAGAATACTATAACACATAACATTATAATCCAAACAACATTTCCTATCCTTTTAGAATTAGTTGGTAATCCAATATCATAACAGTAGTCTATTAACAGATCATCTAACATTAACATTAGTGTCATTGCTCCAACTACTATACCTATTACTATATATGAATCTTCCATCTAATATATTTTTCAGGTATAAATGATAATATAATACAGAATACAGATATTATAAGTATTATTATATACGCTATTATGGATAGTATTATTTTCATTTTACTGTTTCTGATTTAGTTTGACCTAGATTATCAGTTATTGTAACAACGATATTTGAATTTCCCTGTACAGTTATAGTATCATAAGGTTTTGTACTTATAACTTTATTATTAGCCTTCCATTCATATCCTTTTAAATATCCAGTACCATCCCCACCAGTTACATAACTACCTCTACAATCAACTATAAAAGTTGTTGCAGGTTTTCTAGCTGTAGTCTCAGATGATGTACAACTAACAATGAATAATATAGATATTACTATTAATTTCATGGTTTACTAACTGTAATATATATCGGTGTAAGTGTTACTTTTATAAATATACCTTGTTTTACAGTTCCTACAATATGATAAACCGCTGTAGCAATATTACCTAGATTATCTTTTATTGTCAATAAAGCATAGAAGTCACCAATTTTATCAATTGTAATACTTGTTTTTAATTTAGTTGCATCTGAAAATAACATAGTTCCTGGTCCTGATTGCATACTCCATAGAACACTTGCTATATAACCTGTATGATCTCCCCCAGTTACACCAACACTATCTGTTACATCAACGGTTGTAGTTCCTGATTGTGCAATTGCAAAGGTACTAGTAGATACTATTGCTAAAATAAGTAATAATCGTTTCATTTTTGTTTAGTTTATATTTATAAAAATTATTCTACCCTGAGCTTTTACAAAAGGCTGTTGTGGACTAATACCAGTAACATTTACTATTATATCTTCATGTTTTCCTGCATCACTATCTTGCGCTGTCATTCTGAATACATATTGCCCACTTACGAGTCCTGTAATAGTTGGTGTAAGAGTAGTATTATTTAAAATAGTTTGAGTTCCAGTTCCACTTATCTTTATCCATGTTATAGTTGCAATATCAGTAGGGTCAGATACTAAAGAGCCTAATAAAGTAATGGTAGTTAAAGAAGTTGTAGTATCACTACCTACATTTATGATAGGATAGTCCATTACTCCCAATGCACCAACATCTTGCCCATTTGTTCCTGCTCCAATAGCAGGACTTGTAACTTTTAATGTAAAATCCCCATTAAAAATTGGGTCAGTTTTTTGTGTTCCTGCATTATCAAAATTTATAGGGGGAATTGCACCATTCCTATAAAAAATATTATTACTGTTAGTACAATTATAAATTATATTATTCTTCATATTAATACTATCTTTTAGTCCAGTACTTTCTGAAAATGTAATAGCTCCATATCCTGTCGCTGGCACACCTGTTACAATATTATTAGAGAAAGAAAAGTTTATAAGGCTATCTAAACTACCTAACGTTATATAACATGCAGCCCGTGTGCGTGTGTTGGCAAAAGTGTTATTGTCCACTGAATAATCTCTTACCAAAGCAGCTTGATTGCTTCCTATAATGCTAAAATCAAAGCAGAAATTACCGTTATCAAATCCACCATGTTCAATAAGATTATAGTCTATTTGAATCCTTCTTTGTCCTTTTGCACCTGCATGGTTTAGGCTTGTTTGAACAGCATAAGGTATATTAACAAAATGATTATTTCTTATTATAATATCAGATTTATCAGCTTCTATATCTACACCTAATACTAATAGAGTTGTTGCGCTTGGGAAAGGTGTATCTATCTGAAATAAATTATTATGAATATAAAAATTGTAGGTATAATTACCATGTAATCCAAAGCTACGATATGACGTGTCTGTTCCGGCTAAATCAATCTGTTGATTGCCACCGTAAAACTCGTTATTAAATATTTCCATACCACCTTGACAATCCCAAATTTCCATGTGGAAAGACCAATCCGCACCTACATCGTCAGGATTACGATAGCTTTTATTGTTATAGAATTTCAAACCTTCTACACTTGAACTGTCGCCTGCCGGAATAGTAAAGTTATTACCATTTTGTCCAAGCGCTCTTTCTGTTTGTCTTATAATGCAATTTCGTATAATCATGCCCGTATCACCACCACTTAATGGCTTGAATCCTGATACTGCAACATTACCCCAATTATTTATCGCAGTCCTGTCAGCACAATTTTGAATCGTACAATATTCTAAAATATTCCCATGTGCATATATACTTGGTCGAATGCCTGAATTTGCACCACTGAAATAAATTCCCGTTGCATAAAAATTATAGATAAAACAATGCTGTACTGTTACATTACTTCTACCCATTACCAATATACCTGCCCATGCTGTTAAGCTGCCTGATAATGTTATATTTTTTATTACCTGATTGCCTGCTGTCTCATCTGCACTTTGTAACCTTATTGCTGCTTGGTCTTTATTGGTTCCCGAATATGAACTAACTATTATAACCGTTGCACTATCTTGCCCAATAATACTTATACCAATAGGTACATCTAAGATTGTTGTGAGCGTATAGCCACCTGATAAAACTTGAATACTATCACCTGATACTGCCACAGAAATACCTTTTGGAAGTGTAGCATAAGGATTACCAAAAGTGCCATTACCTGTTCCATCATTACCAAATTCAGATACATAGATATTATTCCCTGCGAACAGATTTTGTAACGAACAAATAAATAGTATAATGATTAATAATTTTTTCATAATTTACTTGTTACAATCCATGCTGCACCTGTTGATTGAACCTTATATGTACCATAGCTTGTTATTGTCAATGATGTTGGAGTAGCGGTTACATTAGTGAAAGTTTGGCTACTTGTTGTTGCGATAGTAATAGTTCCTGTCCCACTGTTTGTTACTACATACTCTCTTCCTGTTATACCTACTGCTGTTGGAAGCGTTACTGTAAAAGTTCCGCCGCCTGTACAATCAATAGCATAATCGCTTATTGTCGCTGTGTATGTTGTTGTTTTTGAAATATAAGCTGCTGAAAAAGAACCACCACTTTGAAGTGTAGATGTCGGGGAAGTGATACCAACGCCTAATTTACCACTTGCTAATCTCATTCCTTCAACTCCTGCATTTGTAAACCCGATAGCGCCTACTGCTGGATGGAATATGCCAGTATTTACATCCGTCATAAAAGATATGGAAGGCGCTGTTGCCGATGAAGATTGCCAAAATTTTGCATTTAAAGTACTGTTATCTACTTGGAATGCTGTGTTACCACCTGAATTTACTAATCTTAGTATGTCAAGTCCACCCGTGCCAGTTACCTGTAAATTCGCTGTTGATGTCGTAGTTCCGATTCCAACACTTAATCCATTTTCATATATTAAGCTATTTCCTATTGTTCCGGTTCCTGTTGACTTTTGTATGTAGTTTGAGGTTCCGGTTCCGCTTATACCACTTGTTGGTGGCGCAATCCAACTTCTTACTCCCGCTGTTGTTGATGATAATACATACCCGTTTGATGCTGGATTGCCTAATGAATTTTCTTTACCATATCCGATTTGCTTGTTAGATTTTGTTTGCGTTACATTTTGAAATGCCGATGCTTCCAATCCGATGCTTAATCCGTTTGTCCATGCTGCCAATCCGTTGCTACCAACTTCAATATCTGTTACAAAAACTTTTAAATAAGCCCATGTTGATGCTAATTCACCAATGTACACTATCGCATGATTTGCGTCACTTCCAAATCTTACTGATAGCTGCCTGTCAATAGTTGGGTCTGCGATTATGTATGCGAATGTTCTTACCCAACCAGTCGAGAAAGTGTACCCCCCAAAAGTCACATCAAAAGAACTCATGTCTGTGTAATCAAACACTTTCACTGTCATTCTAAACATGGTAGAATTAAACTTATATGGCAATGTTATTGCTATTGCTCCTGTACTTGAACTCGCAATACTTGTATAAACTCCGCCCACAGGATTCGTTATTCGCGTATAAGTTGCAGAATCATAAATAGTCGCTGGCTTATCAGGTAAACTTGCGTAAGTGCCGGGAAATACTCCAGCCAAATCTGTATAGTTTCCAGTTGTTGCAACTGTTGATACTGTTGTTGATGGCATTGTGAATGACGTATTTCCTATGTGCCAAATATTCGAGCTATCCATTGCGGAATAATACAAATCAAAATCTCTATCTCCTTTGAAAACTGCACTTGAATGATAAATTAAATCATTGTCCCATCCGGTATCTGACCTGTTTAGCATCGGGGTATAACTAACAGAAAAGGAAGAATCATTGATTGCAGATGCAAAATATAATTGCGTACCTGCACCGTTCTGTCCTTTCAATGTTGATGTAACAATTAAGATGATATTGCCGTCAACCAAATTTGAATTTACATGCCATACCTCATTTGTTACTCCCATATTCAAGCTGCATATAGTGGGGTCACTCCACGGGCCTTCTGGTGTTGATGCAGTTCGTAATTTCAAAACATTGGGTGTCCCGCGAACAACATAATACATCATGTAAGTTGAGCCTCGTAAAATCACGCAAGGCGCGACCATGTTTGGTTGTGTAAATCCAGTTGAAACAGAATCACCTATCGTTGTGCCATCAAATGTTCTTGTATAAAATTGCGTGGATGTTCCATTGTAAAACCCGTATAGTATTCGCATCTTACCATCATAAGATGAACTTGGAGGTATAATCTCCGGATCAAGATAATGCTGTCCTCCACCCGGTAAGTCAACAATCGGATTTGTAATTCCGGGAGGAACTGCCCATATTTCTCCATCATTTGAACATAGCAACGAAGGGTTCTCGTATGTATCAACGCCTCCGGGATAAGGCGTCATTACCATCCACCATTTATATCCATTCCATCCATCTGCATCATACCATACATCAGGATGAACAGCTTGCCCGCTTCCGTCATAAGTTGGTGTTGTCAGGTATGTTGCTGCGTTGGATGCCTTTGCAAAATTTGGATTAAATTTTAATGCACCATTCAAGCTGCTTATTACTCCATTAGTTGTATCTCCATCATCTATTGTTATCGTATCACGTCCATTTAGAGGTGCTTCAAAGAAGAAATTGGTATGAACAGAAGTGTCTTGCTTTGAATTAATTCTATTGCTTAAACTTGTAGTATCAACATGGCCACCACCACCGCCTTGCACCTTCCACGTTTTTAAAGTGCCTCGTTGTTGTCCCATGGATATTTGGGCAAAGAATAAAAGAGGAAGTATGTATATTAGTTTTTTCATTTCTTATTTTTATCAATATAAACTTTACGAATTACCGCCTGTAAACTATCCACTTCTTTTATAGTTTCGATTCCTGTGTTCATAAGTATTGTTGATTGCTGAATAGCTTGCTTACTCACTTCTAATGTTTTATAGAACATCTGAATCTGGCTTTCATTTAGCTTAATGTCATAGGTGCTATCTTTCTTTTGTGCTGATGCTGAAAGAGTAAATAAAATCGCTGCTATGATTAAATTTTTTTTCATACTATATTTTAATGAACTATTTGAACTATATCTCCATTTCGGTATAACTGACCTACTGTTAATCCTCCAGTTATTGCTGCTGCATTATCTGTATAATTTGTAAGCCCTTGTACTAATGTAAATACACCTGCTCCTGATATTTTAAGTAAGGTTGTTGTTGTTGCAGAATTTACACCTGTAATTGAAAACTCAGAAGTGCGAGTAGCATCAGTAGCATCAGTCCATTTAGAAATTAATTCATTTGATACTCTTAAATTGTTTGATGTTGAAGTAGTAAATCCTATCAATTGACCAATACCATTTCCAGCAGTTCCTGTTGTAGTACGTTCTAAATATAAGTTTTGTAATACTGTATTTGTAGAAGAATTAACCCTTGAAAATTGACCACTTGATTGATTAGTTGACCTCGCGAATAACCCCGGTCCCCCTGTAGATTCACCGTATAATCCATAACCTCCAGATGAAAAACCGTAAACACCTTTTTGCGCTCCAGTTCCAGATACTCCAGTTGAAGAAGTACCTGTTCCTATCCCTTCAATAGCGTTTGCAGAAGTTGCATTTGTAGTAACCACAAAAGGCGTAACATTGTTTGTAGTATTATTTATAGTTAAACTATAACCATTAGAAGTTATTGTAGTATTTTTAGTTAATGTTCCACCTAATTGTACAGTGTCTCCAGAAAGGCTTACTCCATTATTGGCATGAGTAGTTTCTCCACTACCACCGCTTACATCATATTCAATAACATTTCCGCTTGCATCTACACCTAATGATTTTGCAAGTGTTCCCGTGAATAAATTTTGCCCGTATTTATTTAATTTAGCAGAACCATCTCCATTAAGAGTTATTAAAGTATTTGTAACTCCACTATTTACTCCTGTGATTGAAAATTCGGATGTTGGGTTACTTCCTCCACCAGTTAACTTTGAAATCAATTGATTAGATAATCCGGGAAAACCGTCTGTCTTACTAATAGTGAAATCAATGGATGCTCCTAATCCATTAACACCCACCCCTGTAACCCTATTTATACTAATCAAAGGAGTAATCAAAGGACTATTTCCACCTAATGAACCTACATAAAGAGGTACTCCGAAACTCGAATATGCAGCCACGCCCATACCATTATAGGATTGACCAACAACGCCAGTAGCAGTGTTATCTCCGATACCTTGAATTGCTGACATACCTCCAGTTCCAGAATAAGATATAGCACTGATAGCTGTATTTGAAGTTGATATAGCATTAATTGCTGTGCCGGTTCCTGATTGTACTTTTATAGCGGTTGATGATGGAGTTAGTATATCCAGAGTAATAGGAGAGACATCACCTACACCACTTCTCCTTAATAAAAGTCCCTTATTATTAGAAAAAGTTATTGTAGCTCCAATAGATGATGCTCCCCCCAATTGTACATCTTTACCTATTAATGTTAATCCATTACTTGCAGTAGTTGAATCTACGCTACTACCACCACCACTACTTCCATCTCCGACAATCTCTGTACTATCCAATACCCCACAACTATCCCTAACAAAATAAAGACTATCAGCAGTAACATAAAATGTAGTGCATCCACTACCGCCTCCACCACCACTTCCTTGCCATTCAGTCCATGCGGTATTATTAATGCTATTATTTAGATAATAAAATTTTGCAGAATCTATCACATAAGCAAGCATTCCTGTATCTCTAAAATTGGTGGGTAAAGAATTTCTTTCTATTATAGTGTGGAATAGGTGTAAGCCACCTTTTACAGCACCACTTTTTACAACTGGATAATTACCTGTTGCAATTATATCACCTTGACTACCAACTTTTACCTGTGCAAAAGATAGATTTACAATAAATAATAATAGTAGTATAGTTAATAGTCTTTTCATTTAATTTGCGATTACATCACTTGATAAGGTTTGTCCATTTTTATTCCAATATATTATCCATTGACCTGTAAATCCTAAAGCATTAGTAAATTGTCTCTGAATCACATTAAAAGCATCTAATGAATTAAATCCATTCAGAATAAGATTGTTTAGATTACCTGCTGTATAATAATAAGCATACACATAAATCTGTGTTCCTGTTGGATTTCCTGTATTCCATGTCTTAATTTTTGATGGAGAAAGTTCACCATTTAAAGCTGTTATCTTTGAATCATCATATCCAAAAGTTCCTATTCCTGCTGTATCAGAAGTACTTATCCATCCATAATATCTTTTAGGTAAAAATGCAAATGTTGTTGTTGCTGTTGTGCTTTTACTATCTGTTGTAGTCACTACATTACTATAAGTAATATCTGTATTTGCAGGGAATGAAACATCTTGTGTTCCTGACACTGTTCCGGGAGCAGAAGGTTGAGTAAATGACTCTGTTTGTCCTGCTACTATAATATTTTGTAATGTTTTTGTTGCTAATAATCTACCTGCTGACCAATTCAAAGTATAATTCATTGTTTGGCTACTTCTAAGTTCAAGAGTTAAACCACCTGTTAAAGTAGCTATAGGGGCTTGTGATTGATAAAAAACATTTTGTATAAATGTACTAGTAGTAATACCAGTGCCTGGATTAAATCCTATTATATCATTAGAAGTTATAGGTCCACCGGGAACAAAGTCATGACTACTATCTATTGTACTCATTCTTTGCCATTTTCTACCACTAGCTCCAGCATATATAGTACTATCATTAACTATACAACTAGAACATTGTGTATAATCTCTATTTTCAACTACTACTCTAAGTCTAGTAGAATTACCATAATAAAGTTTTAATGCTGGTATATCTTCAACTTTATATATAGTTTCTGCCTGACTATAAGCTAGTATAGAAATAAGTATAAGAACTATGTTTAATACTAATTTTTTCATATTACTGGAACTGTCATTAAAAATTTAAGCTCTACTCCTGTATAAATATATAAAGAGGAATCGTTATTATTAATTTCATCCTGTATAACATATATAAACTTCCTTTTGCCACCTACTACTACTATTTCTGCAAAATTAAAAACTACATCAATACAATTGCCACACTGATTTTCAAGTAAGCATATTTTGTATTTAAGTGTTATTAATTCTTTTTCTAAGTTCATCATTAGCTTATGCTATTACAAATTTTAAATTCTGTTTTAACACATACATAGCTTCCACTACCACCTGAACTATCTAGAGAATATCCTGATGGACAGGTAGCTACATCAAAAGTAGTTCCTCTTAAATTACTACTTTTAAATAGTATGGATAAAGAAGAATCTGATGTAGAAGCTAATAGCTGTGCTGCTGTATTATCATATATAACCATTGCCATAGAATCGTTTATACTTCCATCTCCTGTAGCTATAAGGTTAAAATAATTTGCTCCAACATTTAAAGTTACAGGAATTAAATGCCATATTTTAAATTGGTTAACTCCACCAGATGTACCAGTATCTACTACAACTGCTCCATTAAATACTATCTTAAACTGATTGTCTGCTCCTACTCCTATAAATACTGTTCTAGCTGCTCCTATATTATTATATACTGCTGATATAGTAGTTTGCACTCCAGAACCTAGAGCATCTTTATTTCCGTCACAATCACTATCTATCCATACCCCTTCTCTATTCATAGGTCCACTAGTAGTATTCACAGCAGGATTAGCCCACTGAGGATTATTGTTCATACTACCATATATATGAGTATCAGGTGTACCTTGGTTTAATAATATTGTAGACAAAGTAAAACCTGTATTATATATTCTAGCACCATAATTAGAATAAGCTGAATTAGTAGATGAAGCTAAACAATATCCTGAATTAGTAACAGTAGCTCCTATAGTAGTAGTCTTACCACATTTAGAACCATCTACAACAGGAGTGTATCCACTACCAACACATTCACATGGAGTTGTTCCAGTAAAAACTGTACTTTGAGCATAATCACAATCATTCTGTATATTTACTTCATACAGAGTACCTGCTGGATCAGTAGTATTAAAAACTATAGGGAAGGCACTAAATGGAGAGCCTGTAGCAGTTATAAATGCTCCAGTAGAACCTTTAATTCTATATTTAACTATCCAGCCATCTGTAGGGGCTGCACTAGGAACTATATTATCTAATGTTATCTCTACCATTTAATTAAGTTTATATCCCATTACATTTAATAAATACACTATAGTAGCTATCACTACTAGTATAATAAGTAAAGTTTTTAAGTAAGATGGATCAGGTATAGGCAATAATTTAACAATATAAATTAAAAGACCCATTATTATCAAAACTATTAAAATTGTTATTAATATGTGTATCATAATTTTATTTTCTATACTTCAATAGAAGTGATTGTCATTGCTGTTACAGGATCACAAACTGCTGGCGCATCTGTAGTAAATGGGTAAGGTGAAAATACTTCACTAACTGTATCTATACTATTTACAGTAGCATATAATTCTACTTGCCAATAGTAGTTTGTGCTATATGATAATGAACTTTGAGAAAAAGATATTGAAGAGCCAGATTTATTTACAATTGTAGGTGTTCCTACTATAGAATTATCTGAAGCTTTCCTAAGTGTGAACTTAGCTTTAGTTATATCAAATCCAGTTACATTTAGTACTATATCAGATGAATCAGTATCTTTTGTTATAGTCGGTACTATAGCTGCAAATTCTATCACTTCTACTACTCCATTATCATTATCTGTTGGTCCATTAGCTGTACAAATAGCTTGTACTTTAAATTGTATTACTTTATTAGTATCTAGTACAGGAGAATCAGAAGTAGTAGCAGAAATACCTAATGGGTTAGAAGGAGTAAATCCTGCTGATATATAACTTCCACCTACTAATCTATATCTATATAATGCATTCTGGCTAGTTGCGTTAGCATTAGTAGCTAAACTATCACTATTCCATATAAGAGTAAATTGAGCCATTTATAATTTTTTATTTACTATTAAGCCACTTACACCAAAACATTTTGTTACTTTATTATTAACTACAAGTCCAGTTACATTAGGACAACTTACATAGTCTGTAGCACATTGCATTCCAGTTGGAGTAATATAACAACCCTTATTAACTATACACCCATTATCATCTACTATGTTTACACTTACTAAAGATACAAGTAAATCCAACTTTTTGCCTAGTTTAACTGTTAATACAGCTTCATCTATATCTACTTCTCCACTATTATCAAAATCTTCTTCTTCATAGCTCCAAGTATATTTATATGGACTTTTTCCTCCTGTTAAATCTCCATCGGCTATAAAAAAAGTAGCTGTATTTAAGTCTGTAGTTACTGATATTTTACTAAGAACTAAAGCACAATTGAGAGTCTCTGTTAAATTAATACAGTTATCTTCATTACATATATTCATTACTGAACAACCTAAACTTTCTGCATAATTCTCTAGTATCACATCATCTACTGTATTATCCTTAGTTCCCCAATATAATTCATTAAGTACTTTTAATGCAGAAGAAGTTATATTACATTTAGCAGCCACAGTCATTAACTAATTTAGTGTCAATATTTAATAGTAAGTCTGATAATCCATAGAAAACATCACACAGTTCTTGACAATTACATCCACAATTACTTCCATTTACTAAACTATAATGCAATAAGTGGACTATAGTAGATACCTTTTCAGTATTACCAGCCTTATTTTCTGCTATAATATTTTGTAAAAGACTTGCTACCTTACATTTAAAAGTAACATCTACGAAGTAACAGTTAGATATTTTTATATAACCACTCTCCTTATTAAACTTAATACTTAGATCATAGATACCATCTATAAAAGAAGAAGCACCACCTATGGATTCAGGTTTAATATATAGTATATTATTCTCTATATATACATTCTTAGTGTTATCTAGTATATCAGTAGTATTAATAACTAATTCAGTACTACTAGTTACACAATTAATATTTATATTTAAAGTTAGTCCAGTATAATCTACTATATTAGTTATGAAATCTTCTATTTCCGTAGCTACTACAGTTATTATTTTATCTAAGGTAAATAGTTTATTGTCATTTTAAAGATTTAAAAAAAGGGGAGTTACCTCCCCCTCTTCAAAATTCAAAGATTAAAAACACAGATTAGGCAAGAATTTCGATACCATCTTTAGTATAGTCATTTATCGTTGTAACATTTGTATTAGTACAATCTATACCAGTTGCATCATTGGTCATTGGACCAAACTGAGTAAAGATAGCATCTAAGAATCCAACTAAGCCAGCTAGTGTAGTAGCATCAGCACAAGGAATGGCTATAACAGTTCTTAAATTGTTACGGTATTCTTGCCATCCACCTACTGAAAACTGATCGTATTCAAGTACTATTGTATTGTAATTAGCTGCTTTATCTACATAGCCATCATAACTACCTTTTTGTAAACCAGTTACAGCACTAGTCCTATAAGGTCCGGGTTTACCATCCCATCCACCTGCAACATATTCATCATAAGCCAAGTTAATTCCATTACCATCTTCAAACTGTAGATTCTGGATAGTAGTTACTGTACCATTGCAGCTAAAGTTTTCAACCAAAGAAACAATAATATCAGTTTCTTTAGCATTATAGAACTTAACAGGTATATTACCATTGAAAGGTGTGTTAGTACCATTTGCTGTAGTAAGCCTGATTGCTAAACCAGCACCGGGATAAGAAACTTGGAAAGCTGCTCCATCTGCTATATCTCCATTTGCATGAGTAATAGTAGTCATTGTTACAGAAGTTCCACCTGCTGATACTAAAGCTGCTGTAGCTGTGTCAGCGGTTTTAGTAGATTTAGGATATACAGTTACTACCCCTGCTACATTGGTAGCAGTATATCCAGAAGTAGTAGTAGAGTTAATGGTTGCTACCATTTTACCAGCTACAACTGATACACTATCACCACTTGCAACTACTGTATTGAAAGTCTCAGAACCTACTGTAAATGTTACTGTACCAGCGGCAGCGGCAGCAGCACCTACAGTCCAATTAATCTTATAAGCAAACAGAGAAGCTACAACTAACTGATTAGGATCAGCATTGATATTTGCTACCAAACCTGTAGCCAACTCAGCACCATTACTGTTAGATGAATCACAAGTATCACAAGTATCAGCACAACAGCCTGTAGTATAGTTATAAGTATTTTTCAATCCATTATAACCAAATGAACCATAAGCCTGTTGATTTCTATACTCAATTTTAATAGCATAGTCTGTATTACATTTTGCTTTAAATCCACCTATCTCTACTATTTTAGGAACAGAAGCTAGATATGGTTTAAATGTAATAGCCTTCATATTTACATTCTGTATAAGCTGACCTGCTGATCTTACAATATCACCATCGCTAGTTCCTACAGCTAGGTAAATATCTCTACAATCGGCAGCTACAGTACCATCAACAGATAAATTGGTATGTGAATTGAATATACCTATCTTACCTGCTGTAAGAGATGATAAACCTAATCCTGCTGCTAAGGGAGCAGTATTACCTGCTGTTACTAGTATTTTAAAAACTGGATTTTCTGTTGACATTTTACTTGATTTATTAGTTAATTATTTTTATTTTATTCATCTTTAAGCTATAATTTGGTAGATTAAGATCATTAGCTATTATAAGTACTGCTAAATCTACTATCTCTCTATGTACTCCTACTGGCAATTGACAGTCTTGTGTTCCTGTGTAAACCTGCCCATCTAGACCATTATAAGTTCCATCTTCCCAATCTGCTGCATTATACATCGTTATAGGTCTCTGTAAGTACTCTAGTCCTACTTTGTCTATAGTATAAGAACCATCTGTGAAAACTCTTAGTCCTTCTTTGTTAAATCTATAGTTAGAACATCTCCATTCAAAAGAACTATTATTAAATTTATCATACTGTGTTTCATCATCATGTTGAACAGGTGAAGAATCATACAGTAAAACATTTTTACAATTACCTTTACTAGCCATTATCTTAGTCTTTACTAAGAACCAGTAATCATCTGGTAAGGTTGCTATATAAGAACTATCATCATATTGACTAGGGACTATATATTCAGTAGGTTTTTGATCTACTACTATAGTTCTTATGTCATCTATAGTCCTTTGATTTACTTCAAACCCTAGTTCATTCTTTGTTCTAGGTTCAGCTATAATCTTTACAAAGACCTCTTGTGCTTCATTCAACTTCCAATCTAACTCAGGTATTAATAAATCTCTATACTTTTGACTATCTATCTTATTAAGCTTTTGTTTAGCATCATAATGCATTTCTCTTATAGTCATTATATATCATTTATACCTTCTTTTCAAGTTTTTCAAGCATCATAACTCTCATCTTGGCATTCTGAGGATTTTTAAACCAATCTACTGTATCCTCATAGTCCATACCTATTAGCTCTCCCATGTAGTAGTAAGAACCAGCTTCCTTAGTAAGAACATTTACATTTACTAGATCAAGTATTTTTGCTCTCAAAGAAACTTCTTCTCTACCCATTTTAGCCACTCTAATAAACTCTGTTGCTTTATTCTTAATCAACTCATCCAGTTCTACTGTAATAAAGCTTTCGCTTTGATTCCTTACAGATTTATGTTTATCAGATAGAATAGTAACCATTGCTATTTTATCTTCTTGAGTCATTTTAGGGAGTAAAGCAATTGCATTCTGTTGTAATGCAATTTTTGTAGCTTTATTTTCTACTTCCTCTGTTTCATCAAAGATCACATGAGTAGCGTTTGGAAATTCTCCATTCTCCCAAGCTTCCATACTATTTGCTACTTTATGACTAGCCTTCAAGTTCTTTACTTTTACATAGTCTGATGGCTTATCTGTATTAAATATAGCAGTACTATTAGGTAATGAAATCCAAGATGGTTTAGTTGACCAATATGGATGAGGCTTTTCAAATTCTACTGTATCTGATAAATCTACACCTAATAGCTTACCATAATGCGCTGCCTCTTCTTCTGTTAAGCCTGTTTGATACCTACCAGTTTCAGTATTTATTAATACTTCTACTATTTTAGGTTGTCCAAAAGACTCTCTACCTTGTTTTCCATGCCACTTCTTTAAGGGCAAGGGTTTAACTTCTACTAACATATTTAATCGTTTTAGTTAATAATCTTTGAATTATAGTTTGATTTTTTGCCTAACCTAACTATATTATGCTGCTGATCTCTCAAGTATTAATTCACCACACCTTGAAATATCTTCTATAGTAATACCCTCTTGTTTCTGTACATGCATTTCATAGTAGTCTCCACTGTGAGCTTGGAAGCCTTTGTTAGCTGGACCATAAGGAGTTTGAAGTCCACATATATAAGCCAGTTTAAAGCTATCTGCTTTGTTCACAAGTGTGATGTTACTATCTGCACCCATTTGATTAGAGAAATCCAAGAATGTAATTCTCTGAGATTCTACAGGATAGCCACTTAAAGGATCAATTTCAAAGTTGATTTCTCTATCATCATATAGAGGACAGTGAATCAATTCCAATTCTGCTCCATTAGCCATCCTATACTTAGTAAACTGGTATCCAGCTACTAAAGCATTTTCATTATATTCTGAAGTAGTTTTACCAATAAAGTTGGTATCTACTACACTAAAAAATCCTTTTCTCTTTTCATTAAGATCATTGATAGCTCTGTGGAACTGAACCATTCCATACTCACCAGACCAAGCTTTGATCTTACGTTGCTTACCGGGTTTAATCCTACTGTAGAATATATCCATCAAGAACTCTTCTATCAACCTAGCACTCAAATAAGAGTAACTATGCTGATGTGAATCTTCCAGTAACTCCTGTACTCCAGATCCACTATATGTAGGTCTACCATTAGCACCTAACACTGTAGTAGTAGCACGAGAATACCAGCGACCTCTTTCAAGTTCACGATACCATTGTTCCCAATATTCAACTTCTGCATAACCAATCCATCCAGAATGAGCCTTACCTTTAGAATCCATCATTTTAACTGCAAGAACTTCCTGAGCAGCATCACCTGTGATTCTATATTGTTTACGATACCTACCCATCCTACTTGTCAATGCGATGTCTCCAGCGTATTGAGTACTACCTGACTGTTCAGCAGCTTCTTCATATTGAGAGAAGAGTTTAGCCCACTGCTGTCCGGGATTCAAATATTGTACAGGTAGAAATGTCTGTGGATCATCCCAATTACCTCTAACTTCATATACAGTACCCTTACCCTGTTTAACTGGCTGAGATTGTATCCTAACCTGATACTTTTTATTTGAAGTACCGGGAGTGATTACATCTCCGGGAATATACCAATCCTCATCTAACTTGATCTTAAATAAAGACTTAAACTTACCAGGAGTAGTATTACTAGATGGTTCTACATTCTCTACAACAACCAATGGTCTTGTAGTAGCACCTTTCATTTTCCATTCCCATTCAGTTGTACTAATAGTTTTCTCAGACTTACCACTTAACAAAGTAGTTAGAGGGTTGTCAGAATACCTATGAGCAGTAAATAACTGATTCATTTTACCTTCAAACAATGTAGGTTTAGTTAATAGAGCTGCACCTAAATGATTTAGCTCTGTCATGTTAGCGTGCCAAGGCATCTGCTTTGTTATAAGTTGGTTATTAAGTCTCATTTTTTATTTTTTAAAATTTTATTTTATGAATCCATGTAGTCTGCTAGAGATTTAGGAGTAGAAGATATACTTTTTATAACGCTACCCTTACTAGCAAGTCTTGATTTAGTTTTTGCAAGAACTTTTGTAGTTGTCTTAGTTTCCAAGTCTTCTAGTTTAAAATCCTCTTTAAGTATTTTAGCTAGTACAGCAAGCTTTTCCATATCCTTATCTGTCTTACCATCTAATACTTTCCTCAACTTAGCTTGAAACTCAGGTATGTATTTATTCTTACCTACCTTAACTACTGGCTTAGTGATATAATCTACTAAACTTTTTTGTTCTGTTTTATTTACATTAAAAGAACCTACAGTTTTTATATTACCTACAACCTCTTTTAATGTATCATTGAACTCTTTTACTTGAGCCTGTTTAGCTTTAAATGCTTGCTCTTGTAATGCCAACGCTTCAGCTTCTTCTTCCTTTTCTGTCTCTTTAATGATCTTGAAATATTTAGTAGCGTAAGCTTTTTTCTTGCCACTATCCTCTAACCACTTCATTTTATCATCAATATCTTCATCATCTATTTTTTCAAAGTTGATAAGATAATGTTTTAGTGTTTTATTAACCTGTGCATCATTATCTGTATCTAGCTCATCTAGGTTAAATCTATTACTAATTTTAGCAAGGAATGTTCTAGGATTTCCACCATTTCCAACATACTTTAAGAAATCAGAACCTTCTTTACCTAACTCTTCAAAAATAGCCTCAAAAGTTTCAGTTACTCTGCTCTCTATTTCATCATCATGCATTTTAAAGAACTCTTCTTCTGTTAACTCTTTGTCTTCGGCTATCTCAACATTGTTGAATATTCCTTTATCTTTTAGATCAGCAGCTAAATCAGTAAAAGAAAGACCTTCTTGTTTATCTCCCGCATCTTCATCTGCTTTCTTACCTTCTACCTTTTCAGTTTTAACAACTTTGTCATCATCATCATCTTCCTCATCAAAGTTTATATCCTCATCTTCATCTTCTGTCTTTTCTACTTTCTTTTTAGCTTTTGTACCTTTCTCAACTGTTTTACCTTCTGTACCTTCCTCGTTCTCATCTTCATCTTCATCCTGTTTATCTTCTACCTTCTTAGGTACTACTACTGTTTTCTTTTTATCTTGTAGTATTCCACTTGAACTGGCGAAATCAAATTCATCGCCATCATCTAAGGAAAAATCATCTAGTAATGTGTTTCCTGTGCCCTTGTTTTCTGTTGCCATAATCTTGAAGTAAATTTAAGTTTAAAAATTGAATTTTTTACAGTTTTAAAATGTAATCTGTGCTTTTGTATATAGCTATTTTATGATTTGCTAGCTGGTTTATCTATCTTCTTTTGTTCTAATTGATTTTTTACTTTATCATTAGCCTTCTGGTGTGCAAACTTATCTTCCTCTAAACTAAGCTTCCTATCAGTCTGCTGTACTTGTTTGTTCTTTATATCAGCATCTAAACCATATTTATATACTTCTAACACATCAGGTACTCCATCACTATCTTCATCCTTATTAACATCGAATCCCATAGCTGCCATAGCTTCTACTTGTAGCTTAGTTTTTCTTTCTTCAGTAGCTTTAAGGATTATCATATCTTCCTCATGTTGCCATCCATCTCTCATTAAAGTATCTGCTCTTATTTCAGCATCTTTCTGCTGTTTTATCTTAGCACTATCACTAGCTTGCTGTTGTTCTTGTGATTTTTGTTGAGATACTTCTAACCATTCTTCTGCTTCATTAATATCATCAGATTTAATAATCTTAACTATATCTAACAAATCAGCTTGTTGATTTTGCATAGCAGCTTGAGCCAAACCTATTATAGCTCTCTTAGCTTCATCAGCTTTAGAACTATTAGATACAAATAATCCTACTGTAGTAGCATCTAACATACCCTGATCTACAGTTAGTATTTGTACAGATAAATCATCTAATACATAAGAAAGCTTTCTTTGTCTGCCAGTACTATAAGCTACTTTAGCTGTTTCTAGTAAACCCTGTAATACATTCCTCTTTACATTATTATGTAGCTCAAAATAAGGCTGTATAATATGAGAAGATTGTATTAAGTTCTGTTGAGTATTCTGTACTGCTTCATTAGGACCAATTTGAGCTTCCATCTGTGGTGTAATACCCATACTAGCTCCACATTTTCTTTCTAGGTATTCAGCAAAGTTAATGTATTTCATTATATCACTAACCAGACCCATATCTATTTCCTTAACCATATTAACTATATCTCCTCCTGCTCTATTACCTTCTTCTTTAGGATTAAAGAAAGCTATTTTATTAGCCTCCATATAATACATAAACTTCTTAATATTTATCCCTGCTGACTTTGGAATAGCATTTATATTAGCAGCTAATATTTTACCTTTATCACTAGCCATAAGCAACTCTATCCTATACATTACTACATCATAATAGTATTGATAAGGTTTCATTCTATCCATAGGACAAGTAGCAGTACTATTTAGATCATCACAAGATGCTCCATAGTAAGACAGCTTGGAGTTAAATAGGTTATCTAAATCTCTATTTTGTCCCGGAACTGGTCTAGGATATACATATATATCATCCAATATCTTATATACTTCGTGAGCCTCTGGTATCCATTCCCATGATAATTCTATATCTCCATGTTCAGGATTAAACTTATAGTTTTCATCTACTAACATTAACTCTTCTTCTCCAGTTTGTTCATCCAAGTATAATAGGAAACCTATCTTTTGAGGAGCTTTCCAGTTACTATGCAGTACTCTAATAGTATTAATAGTATCTTCTCCATTATACATAGGACTAAAATCTGCATTAGTTATACTTCCAGCCCCTCTTGAACTTTCAGAAGAAAATATTTTATCTATTTGCTTAGGTGTTAGTTCAGTAGTAAAACTATTAAGTACTTGATTAGGAGTCATCCACAGCTCATTAACTGCCCAATCTCCATCTTCTATATAATCTAGCTCTGGTGATTCATCATGTCTAAATCTTAATGTATTAACTACAGTAAGTTTAGGTTCATCATTAAATATACCTATGTGATATACTTCTTTAGCTCCTAAGTTAAGATGTTTAAACCCTTTATTAAATTTTTCTGGTATTCTTTCCTTTTGTATCAAGTACCTAAGCAGTTGTTGGTGCATTACCTCAGCAGGGTCTTGATGTTCCCTAGACATATATCTCCTAACTTCATCAGGAGTTTGAGCTTGTGTCTGCTCTGCTATCTGCTGTTGTAAGTTTTGTTGATCTTCTGGTGTTAGTTTTTGTCCTTTAGCTTGTTCTTGTGCTTGTTGAGCTATTTGCATTTGAATAGGTCTCATTATCTCATTAGTGACAAATTGACTTATCCTACCATACTCTTCTTTTTCTTTTCTAGTTGTAGCTTCCTCATTTACAGCTATTACTTTCCAAGAGAATGGCATTTTCATCTCCATTCCTAACAAAACCTTTATTTTACCTGAACAGATGTCTCTATTAGCAAAATTAGCTGGTAACTGCCCTGTTTCTGCTCCAAAAGGTTGACAAACGTAAGCAAAATCCTTATTATCTATAATATCATTAAAAAGATCATAGTTTACCTTCTTATTCATACGCCTGTAAGCCCCATAAGAGCTGTCAAAGATGCTTCCGGTAGAAAATCTGTCAAGATTATCAGCCATATCCTTATAATATTGGAAATCATTAGCATCTTTCTCTCTTTGAGTCAGTCTAGCCTTGTTAATTTTGGTAGAATAAATATTTTTATCCATTAGTAAACTGATTTTTTATCAAATCTAATAAATCTTTTGCATTTTCATTAATATAATTTTCAGAGTAGGACTCTTGTGTGTCTTCCTCTACTTGAAACATCACCATCATGAAAGCCATCACCCTATCAAAGTTACCTTTCCTATTATATAGTATCAATTCTTCTAACAATCCGGGATCATAAATGGTATGTAGGTTCAAAATTGCCTCTCCAGTTACACTATCGTAGCCTCTAACAGTCAATAACCACTCTTTTATATACTTTTCACCTGCATCTTTAAGCTTTTCTACCATGTGTATACCATATACCCTAGCTACACCACTATTTTTAATATTAGCAGATATAACAGTATCAGGTTGAGCAGCTAATAAATGTAATTTTTTTCTTTTTTCAAAGTATCCTTTAACATGAGTTACCTCATTTTCATGCATTATTTCACAATTATACAACTCTGCAAGCATTTCAGCTATCCTATTTACCTCGTCAGGAGAATATGGTCTTCCTATATACTGAGCTACTATAATATTCATAGTAGCATCTCCTCTTCTTACTGTTTTATACACATATACTGCTGCCAGTGAAGTTCCAAGTACCTGTCTATAAGGGTCAAATCCTATTTTATATAAACCTTTCGGAGGATTATATACTGGTTGTTCATATATTATAACTGAACCTCTTAAATCTTTACTTTTTACTTTATAATCCCATATAGGTTCTAGTTGATTATCTAAATCTATATTAATTTTAATACCAGACTTATATATTCCATAATCAGATATAGTACCATCAGGATTTACCTTAACATTACTTAGTTCAGCTTTACCTTCTCTACTTAGATAACAAGGTTGTCCCATTACCAAATTAAGGTTCTCTCTTTTTACCTTATTAAATTGCTGTCTTAATTCTATTACAGGAAAATCATTAGTATTTACAGTTAGAAAAGCTTCTGCTGGACACAATGAATACTCTTGTACTCTAGATTGAATAGCATTAGATGAAGTAGAGTTCTTTATAATGCTAGCTCTTATAGATAACTCGTATGCTCTAGCCCCTTCTACATCACTGTTACCCTGTTCATCATAAAATCCTTCCATGTTAAGATTAACTGGATGGAAGAATCCACAATAACTATTCTCTGCATTCTCATCCCATATATTTACAAATGGCATTAATCCATACTGTATAGGATTGTAAAACATATCAGAAAAATCTACTGTTCCACTTTCCATATCTCCACCTGTACCAAATATAAGTATCTGACCTGTAATATATTTACCTGCTGATAGCCCCGGAGCAGTAGCATTGAAACTATCTTTAAGATTAGGAAAAGCTCCGGCTTCTTCCAACAATACATATACAGCATCTTTACCTCTAGCTGCTTGTGGATTATCTTTAAAGGTAACAGCCATTATTTCACTCATGTATCCTGCCTCTATCTTAACACCTTCTCTACTTTCAGCGAATGATGCTCTCTTATGCTCTTGTTTATCTACATATTCTCTAGCTTTACTCCATGCAGTATTCTTATTAAGAAAAGATAGATACTTAGAAGCCATACCCATAGTTCCTTTAGGATATAAATACTTCTTATCAAATGCACCAATTACAGTTAAAGATTCTCTTACTGTATTGTATACATTCTTACATATATCTGCATTCTTAAAAGAGTAACCTTTACGTCTACTTTTACCTATAATCATGTGATAACCACCATCTAGAAAATCTGGATGAGGTACTACTCTTAATCCTAGTCTTTTAAGTATTCTCTGCTTTTCTTTAGCTTGCTGCTCCAATGGTAGATGCCTATATACATCTTTTTCTAAGTCAGTAGTAGCTAGTGCATCTCTAGTAAATAAACCATTTCTAGCTATCTCTAATGCCCAATAGTAATCATAATCACCATCCCAAAAGTCAGGACACTTAGTTATCTTCTTAGATGTTCTACTTTCCGGGTCTTCTCCGGGTTTAACTACCTGTATCTCTGAAAAATTAAGATAAGAATAATGATGTCCAGTAATTTTATGTCCATTTACACTATAACCTTTCTTACATCTCTCTAATTGCTCGTCCCAATACTCCAAATAAGAAGGTGTACCTTTAGGGTCTCTACAATAAGACTTAGTAGACATAAATTTAATAGCTTCCTCCCTAAATACATTACTGTTTAGCCATTTGCCATCGCTATCTCTAATTCTTTCAGTAGGTAATATTACATTTTTCATATCATCTATGTCTATATACACCAATGGCTACCGTTTTTGGTAGCCATTTTTAACTAAAATTGTGTTTTTTATCTTTCGTAGTCTCCAATTTCTCTTTGATTTCTAGTCTTTGAACTTTGTATTAATTCTGTATGTACTCTATCTCTTGCAGATTCCATATTCTTACCTACTTCATCTAAATCTTTCAATGCACTTGTTATATCTTTAGGTTTTAACACTAATGTTCCAGACCTATTTCTCTCATCTGGATCAAAAGTATCTAAAAAACTTCTTAGTTTCTGTACTGCATTAACAGCACTTATATATAAATCATAGGAAGGACTAGATTCTGACAGTAATTCCTTATATTTAAGTATAGCAAATACAGTGTCTGTATCTATTGGATACTCCTCATCTCCCCACACTTGCTTTTTTACTTTAGCTGGTCTCTCTTCTTCTAAATAGCCTATAAAGGGATTAGATTTCTTAGGAGAACACATTAATTCTATATAAGTGAATATCTTTATACTATCTTCATTATTATTAGAAGTATCTTTTTCCCACATACTTTTAAAAGGCTCTATAAGCAAAGCATGTACACTAGGAACTACATATCCATTCACTATTTCAAATAAATCCATAAGTTTAATTTTCTGTATCTTTTAATATTGAATACTCTACACTATAACTTTTAGTAGTAGTATGATGATTTTTAGTAAACAATTCTAAAATATCTTCCTCTGTAGCTACTTCCATATTTTCTTTAAGTATCTGATAATTAAATATTCTATTAGCTGTATTATCATTTCTTAACCATTTAAGTAGTGATAATATTACACCCTTATCATACACATCTAATACTACGTTATCCATTTTGTATAAATTTATCTACTATTTTTAAAGTTACTTTTTCTGTTTGCTGCACCTTACTTATTATATCTACTAAATCATTCATTGCCCCTTTGTCATTAATAAGTCTATTGTTTTCATCATCATCTTTGTATGATACTATTATACAACCTGCACTAGATAATTCACTAGTTCCATTATGTATTCTAATACCACTAAAGTCAGGCACATTAAATACTCCTGTAAGCATTCTTTTAAATCTATTGCTCCATGTAACTAATACAGGATATATACCATAAGGTATAGCTGTCTTAGCATACACTTTTAAGCTAGCTTTCCACTCACCGGGCTTTGCTCTTACTACATCTTCTATAGTATTACAAAACCATTTACCATTTATATACAGATTACCTTCGGTACTATCTGCATTATGGATTTTTCTTTCTAATACTAGTTCCATTATCTTGATACTTTAGCTGTAAATACTAAATCCTCTACTTGCTCTTTATCTTCATTATCTTTATAAGTAACTGTAATAGTTTGTATAGTACTATAGTGTCCTTGAGATTGTAAATGTACTGGTATTTCTTTGGGTAGATAATGAGCTACTATTCTATTCTCATATACCTGATTCTTAACTCCTGTACATCCACAACTTGATACTATCTTAGTTACTAAAGAGATATTATCATAGTAAAAATAAAATGTTTCTTCCTTTCCTACCTTTGCATTAATACTTAGTGTCTTTGGTTCTCTAAACATTATCTTCTTTAATTTTATAGTGCATATATAATTTATATACTTTCCATTGTTTTTTATTCATCATTGATGGATAACAATCTCCTTCACATGGCTTATCACACATTTGTAAAGCAGTAGTCATGCATCCACACATCACACATGATCCCTTAAAATAACACTGTGGATTCATTATCCTGATCCTATAATCTATTTGTTCCTTTATATGTTTCCTTAAAGCAACCCTTTTTAACTTAGAAGAATAATATATCTTATACCGATACATGCCTTGCAAGTAGTACCATATATCAATCTTCCTCCTCTCCCCCTTCCATATCTTTTTTATTTCCTCTACTATTTTCATACTCTATAGCTTCTTTAAGTTTAAATTGATAGTCTTCATCTCTTTTCAAATACTCTTCCTCAGTTATAAATCCTCTATCCTTTCTCTTATTGTTAACCCTAATTAACCATCTAATACTTTTAGGAAACAATCTAAACTTGCCTAGATACTTTATATGAATTACAGGAGTTCCTTCACTCTCCATACAGTTTTTAAAGAAATAAAAAGGAGCTTTACATACCTTCTCAAACTGTTCAAAAGTAAAGTTAGGATATTTTTCTTTTACTTGCTCCCAATATTCCTTAATTAATTTATCAGTATCTATTGATGGCATAATTTCTCTATATCTTCTTTAATTTGTTTCTTTAGTCCTTCCATATCTATTTCAGATACATCTCTATTAGACTTTCTAATTAATTCATTATATTCTTCTAAATCTATTAATACCTGTGGTTTCATATTATTGATTTTCTGTTAGATGAAGTACTTTACATCTAGGTTGATTCTTCTCTAGATTTTCCTTAATATATTGTATTACCCATTGTCTAGGATTCTTACCTCTTTTATTCTTTTTCTTTCTGTTGTTCATTATCTTTAATATTTATAGGTTTCATGTATATAGTATTACCATCTCTTTTCTTCAAAGTAGTAGAATATCTAGCATCTTCCCACTCTTTCATTAATTTATCATATTCTTCTTGAGTGAGTACAGGTTGTCCTTCTTTTCTAATATAAGTATTATAAAAGTATAAAGGACTTTTCTTACATCTCTCTTGTTCTGTATTAAGAGTTTGTAAGTCCTGTAGAGATATTCTATTGGTTTTCTTAACTGATTTTATCATTCTATTATCCAATTATATATTTTCTTTGCATCTTTTAATATGAAATCTATAGTACTTGTAATCTCTGGATTTTGTTCTGCAAACACTATATTCTGCTGTTGCATTATTTCTAATACTTTTTTAGTATCAAATTCACCTGATAATGATCCAGTATCTATCATTGAAGGTATACTACCATTATTATGCAATTGCATTG